CGGCCCGGAACGCGTCGGCAGACAGAACTCGGTAGAACGACGACGCGTTGCGGTAAGCGATCGTGCGGCGGGAGTCGATGACTTCCAGCACGCGGGAGAGCTTGGGCGACGCCCGCACCATGCTCGCAGCCTCGCGAAACACGATCGACGCCTGCTCGCGGTCGGCCCCGCACCCGAAGATTTCCGCCCCGATCTCACCGTCGAAGGCAAGAAGGTACAGGCCGATGCCAGCAAGCAACGTGGACTTGCCCTGCTTCTTTGCGGTCGAGATGTACGCCATCCGGTAGCGGCGAGATCCGTCGTCGAGCCGCTTCCAGCCGAACAACTCGCCGAGCATCGCGGTCTGCCAATCGAGCAACGCGAACGGCTCGCCTGCGTGCTTGCCCTTCGAGTGTCGCAGCCACTTCTCGAAAAAGCCGACGACGTGTTGCGCAGCCTCTGGATCGAAGTAGTAGTCAAGCCCCTGGCGTTCGGCGTCTCTTCGCAGCGTAATCGGCAACCGGGTCTGCTTCTTCTTGGGCATGCGTGCTCACCTGCGAACGGCTGCTCGGCGTCATGCCGAAGTCCTGCTGAAGGCGACGCAGATCGTTGCGGAGCGATCGCTCGTCAACCGCCCACGAGTACGGCTGCGTCCACTTGATCCGCATCCTCCCGTCGGTTCGATTCGGGTCTGGCTCCATCTGCACGTTGTCGCGGCCGAACTGCTTGCACTTCTCTTTCGCCTCAATCCACTTAGACCACGTGTGGCAATAGATCGCCCACGCATCCACGTCGGCCTCCGTGAACACGCGCATCCGCCGCAGCGTCGGAACGGTCTCGTGCCACTTTTGCACGGCGACCGGATCGTCATTGATCGAGGCTGGCGGGTCGAGCTTGTCGAGCAGGTCTGGCGTCGGCTCGTTCGTCGGCAGCGCCGTCTTCGACGGGTTGCCGCGAATGTATTTCAGGATCGACGGTTCAGGGGCGGGGCCGCGCTTTCCCATGTCAGGCTCCTATCGCTTCGCAGGTTTGTGCCGCTATTTTTTTGTGGCAGTGGTGTGCCAACAATCGGCTGGCGGCTTTCTTGTCGAACTTGCACGGCCTCGAAAGCTCTTCGACCAAGCCGTCTGCATCTTGCACGGTGCGACTCAACTGCGAAAGCAACCCAGTCGGTTCCCACGCTTTGTGCAAAACCAGCGAGCAGCCTGCGTCCACGGCCTCAAGAAACGTATACTGCGTTCCTCTGCCGTCTTTCTTGATGACGGACAGATCGACCACTTTCTTGTATCCGCAAGCGATTTTCTGGCACGCCCAGAGGCTGCTCGCGCTCGGTGCTAAGACGTAGTTCTTCTCCCAGCCGGGGTGCTTCGCGTCTAGCGTGAAGTATGAGTAGATGCGGTTGATCGCGCCGTAAAGTTGAACGGGCTCTTTTAGCCGTTCGTTCGCAGATGCGATGATGGCTGTGTTTTTGTCATGGTCGATTCTTGATATCGCGCACGCTAGTTTTTCTTTGGTTCCTTGCTGCCCGCGAGGCGCGTAAGGATGAAGGATGAACTTCGCGCGAGGTAGGTGCGAAAGCATCGACTCACGGATCACAATCACCTTTGCGGCTGGGAGTGCCGATGCGAAAGGTTCTTTCAGCTCCGTTGGGTCGTGCACGCAAACGGATGCACCTGACAGCATCAAACTGCAAGCGGCGTCGTAGTAGCCCTTCCCGACTGCGGTGATGAAGCAGGGGTTACCACGCGCCATTGAAACTGCATCGCTTAGCGTGACGTTCGTGTATTCAATCCCCCTGCCGTACGGTCGCATCCTGCCGTCAGTTGTGTTTCCTATCTTGAACAGGACAGGTCGTTTGCCTATTTCCGCGAGTCCTCTGTAGAGATGCGACGTGTAGGTTGGCCATCCGCCGTACTTCGGTTCCGCGAGATAGAAAAGGCATACAGCCATTACGCCAGTGGCTCCCCTCTTTTTCTGTTCTTCGCCCACTCGACTTCCGCCTTCGCTTCCTTGCAGTGAATCATGTTCTCGCGGTAGTAGAAAACGAGCGTGATGCGTTCGTAGCCGAGCCGCATTCTTGTGAACGGCGTGTTGCTGTGCCACTCATGGACATCTGCGAGGCAGAGGCAGCCGTGTCCGAAGTTCACCGCAACGCGGTACGCCGGGAACACCAGATACGCTCCGTCGTACTTGTCGTTCCGCAGGCACGACATCACGCCGAAGCCAGATGCGAGGTCGCCAGCGTCTTTATGGGTCGCGGTCTGGAAGTTCTTGTTGACCGTGACCGTCGTGAACGTGCTTTGCGGGATCACCCAATCCGACGCGGTGCGGCTGGCGTACCCGCGCTGCACCGCCCATCGGTCGGGCATGAGCTCGCGGAAACCTTCGTCGGCTCGTTCGATGTACGGGAGGAAACGCTTCCACGACGCGGCCTGCGAGATGAGGAATGAGGTCTGGCGGCAGAACGGGAACCTGGCGCTCCGGTCGAAGTAGCCGATGATGCCGCTCTCTACCTCGCCGCCTCGCGTCGTGTTGCTGATCGTGCCGTCTTCCTTGATAGTGCGGAAGTGCGTTTTGGTGAGCGCCGCAATCGGTCTTTGCGTTCCGAGTTCAACTTCCTTGATGTCACCAGCGGCCATACCCCGGTTGTTCGTTTTCGTCGCCGCCTTGCGGCACGCAGGCATAACCGATTTGCACAGCCCCTCGCTGAACCAACGCGGGCGGTACTTCACGAGAGGCGTTCCGTCAGGCTTGAACACGTCACACGGTTCGTCGCCGCCAAGCAGGTGGTCGTAGTGCGACTCGTCGAGCTTGGTTCCTGCGAGGTAGTCGGCTTGGAACTTCTCCTTACAGTGATGCACTTGCACGGCGAACCGCCTCCATCACGGTGTCGGTGATGTTCTCGGTCGCGTACTCCTCGGCAAGTTTGGTGCAGGCGTCTTGGAACTCGCCGATATTCGACTCGTCGAGGAACAACTGCACCATGCGAACGCCACTCGGCGGCGGATCGTCGGCCTCGTCTTCGTCGCTCGGATCGTCGCCTTCTTCTGACGTTTCTGCGTTCAGGTCTTCGTACAGCCCGGCCTGCGACGCTGTCGCCGCGATCAACTCCTGCAACGCTTGGCTGCTCGTGTTGACCGTGTGCAGCAACTCCTCCAACTTGGCCGCGTCGGAGTCCGCCATCGCAGCGAGCGGGTCGAGCGTCGCGAGAATCTTGTCGGCCTCGGCCTCGGTCACGTCGAGGATCAGAACTGGCACGTCGCCGTCGCCAAGCGTCTCGGCTCGAAGGTGGCCGTCGATCAGCATGAGGGAGCCGTCGGGCAGTTCGCGGGCGAGGCAGGCGTCGGCCAGCCCGACCTCGGCCAGCACGCCCCGGAGGGCGTCCTGCTGGGCTTTCGGGTGCGTTCGCCAGTTCTTCGGATTGGGCCGGAGGTCGCTCGCAGGGACCATACGGAGCGATTTGACGCGGTTTCGAATGTTCATGTGTGGGAGCTATTGGCTAGTGGAAACGGGCCTCAGAACGCATGTGCGGGGCTCGCGGAGGGGGGGCCAAAAACCCCCGGCCGCGCACGCTCAAGGGCAACCGGGGTTTTTATTAAAAGCCCCCGGCAAGGCTCGACCCGCCCCCCCCCTGTCGGGGGTTCTGCGGGTGGTTATATCGGCCTTCGGCAACTCAGTGTCCTCCAGAAAGTCGATGCTGATCGGTTTTTGTCTTGCTGGCATGGCACGCGACGCAGAGGCACTGCCCGCCATCCACGTCATACCGACTGCGTCCATCCTCGCAGTGGTCAGTCCCATGCACGACCGGGCTCACGTGGTCCGCGTGGGCTTCCCGCTTGTTGGCGCATACCCGCCCGCACCGGCGACACGTCCACGCGTCACGCAATAGCACGGCCAGCCGCCACGCCCGGTGCCGCTCGTCGCAGTAGCCACGCTGGTAGGCGTTGGGTCGAGCCTCGGGCTTGCGTGGAGTTCGTAGCCGAGGAGGGCGGCACGTCGGTATCCGCTGCGGCATAGCCTCACGCTACCACGCGTCCCCGTAACGCTTGCAGTTCCGCGTCCATCATGCCCGCCACGAGCCCCTCGAACGTCACGCTCGGCACCCAGCCCAACTGCCTGCGTGCCTTGCTCGCGTCGCCCTGGAGCAGGTCCACCTCAGCCGGTCGGTAGTAGCGTGGGTCGATCTCGACGTGGTCGCGGTAGTCGAGCCCCACGTGGGCAAACGCCCGCTCGCAGAACTCCCGCACGCTGTGCGTCTCGCCCGTGGCGATGACGTAGTCGTCGGGCTCGTCCTGTTGCAGCATGAGCCACATGGCCTCGACGTAGTCGGCTGCGTGGCCCCAATCCCGCCGGGCGTCGAGGTTGCCCAGGTACAGCGTCTCGTGGATGCCGCTGGCGATGCGTGCCGCCGCCCGCGTGATCTTGCGGGTCACGAACGTCTCGCCGCGCCTCGGGCTCTCGTGATTGAACAGGATGCCGCACGATGCGTGCATCCCGTAGCTCTCGCGGTAGTTCACCGTGATCCAGTGAGCGTAGACCTTCGCCACGCCGTACGGTGATCGTGGACGAAACGGCGTCGTCTCCCGCTGGGGTGTCTCGGCGACCTGCCCGTACATCTCGGAGGAGGACGCTTGATAGACACGACATCCCGGCACGACGCGGGCTGCTTCGAGGACGTTGAGCGCTCCGAGCCCGACCGCTTCCGCCGTGTACGCGGGCTGGTCGAACGACACCCGCACGTGGCTCTGCGCCGCGAGGTTGTAGAGCTCGTCTGGCTCGATCTCAGCGACGAGCCTTGCCATCGCACCGCCGTCGGTCACGTCGCCGTAGTGCAGGTTGAGCCGGTGGAAGATGTGCTCGATTCGTTGCGTGCCGAACGTGCTCGACCGCCGCACGATGCCGTGGACGATATAGCCCTTCGCGAGCAGGAGCTCAGCGAGATAGGAGCCGTCCTGCCCGGTGATGCCGGTGATCAGAGCGACACGCATTGATCCCTCCACCACGAGACCGTCTCGGCGATGCCGTTCTGTAGGCTGACTCTCGGCGTCCACCCGAGAATCTCGCGGGCTCGGGTCGCATCGACCGCACGCCTCGGCTGTCCGTCTGGCTTCGAGGAGTCCCAGCGGATCGTGCCCATGTAGCCGCACTCGCCCGCGATCATCTCGGCGAGCTTCCTCATCTGCACCTCGCCGCCACCACCGAGATTGATCGGATCGGGCGTCGTCACCTTCTCCGCTGCTCGCACGATGCCTTCGGCAGCGTCGTCCACGTGGAGGAACTCTCGCGACGCACATCCCGTCCCCCAGAGCGTCACCGGATCGGTGCGGCAGAATCGCCGGATCATCGCCGGGATCACATGCGAAGACACCGGGTCGAAGTTGTCGTGCGGGCCGTACAGGTTTGTCGGAATCACAACGGCACCGGGGAGCGAATATTGCTTGTTGTACTGCTTGAGTAGTTCGTAGACCGCACGCTTCGCCACGCCGTATCCGGCGTTCGTTGGTTCGGGGTAGCCGTTCCACAAGTCCGATTCGACGAACGGCACGGGCGGATCGAGCGGGTAGCTGCACACCGTGCCGACGACGACGACCTTCTCGACCTCGAACCGTCGGCACTGCTCGATCACGTGCAGCCCCATCGCGAGGTTCGCGTAGGTAAACCTTCCCGGCGTCGCCATGTTCGCCCCGATGCCGCCGACTTCGGCCGCGAGGTGCAGAACGACTTCGGGCCGGTGGTCGTCAAACAGGTCGATCGTGTCCTCCTCGCTGGTCAGGTCGCACGCGACCCGGCGAGGCACGATCACGTGACGGCATCCGCGACTGTGCAGCACGCGGCAGACTGCCTTGCCGAGAAACCCGGCACCGCCCGTGACGAGGATTCGCTTGGTTGATATGTCCATGCCCGCATGGTGCGGCACGTGTCAACTCAGCCGTCCTCGTTTCGGCTCGCGAAGTAGCCTCGCACCCACTCGACGAGCGTCTCGGGTGCCGAGTCCGTCCATCGAAGCAGACCGTTCTCGTCCACCTCGACGTGCGTCGCCGGGTCATATCCGCCGTTCACGACGGGATACCACCGGGAGTGATACTGCCGGTCGGCGAGGCTCCCGTGGTGCAGGTGCATCGCGTCACCGGGCAGGCACGCGATCTCGCCTTTCACCTTCGCGTACGCCACCTCGCTCCACTCGCGGAAGTGCTTCGCCATCGGCTCGTTCATGATCCGCAGGCAGCGTTTCACTTGGTGGTTCGTCCATCCCTCGACCATCATCGAATCGCCGCTGCCGACGATGTGCCGATCGTAGAGCGGCCAGATGTCGCGTCGTGCCGCCCACGCACCGCCAGGACAGCAGTTCTGTTCGCTGAGATACCTTTCGCAGCGATGTCCGACGCAGAACTTCTTGCTCTCGATCTGCCCGTCTGGCCCGGCACAGTGCCACTCGTTCCACATCTGCACCACCGGCCACTCTTCGAGCGTGCGGCACAGCCGCTCGGGCCACTGGTGGTCGAGGAAGACCATATCGGCGTCTATCCATGCCACCTTGTCGAAGCGGTCGGGCAGGCGTTCGACTGCGAGGTTGATGAGGCGCTCTTTCTGCCACAGGACGTTTCGGTCGCCGCCTCGGACCGTGAGCCACGCGTCGTCGCGCGTGAACGCCTGCCCTTCGTAGGCGAGCTCGACGTTGAACGTCGGCACGCCCCACCACCGCATCTCGTGGAGGAACCGGAGGTAGTTCCGCCGCAGCGATCGCCACCCGGCAGGATTCCAGAACACGCAGACGACGGCGAGCTCGCCGGGTAGCGGCACCCGCTCGCGTCGCTCGCGCTGCGGTTCTTCGCGACGCAGGATCGACGACAGGACGACCATATCACTCGCCCGCCGCGACGACGCCCTCTGCCACGCCAACCTTCGCCACGTAGTTCATCAACGCCCCCACCGCCGCCGCGAGGTCCGCGTCGGCCTCCGCTCCAGCGAGCAGGTCGCGGACATGAAGCCGCACCGGCTCGGCCGGTGCCTCCTCCACGCCTGTCTCGGTGGTGCGGAATCGGACCAACGTCACGCGGGCTTCGGCTTCGCCGCCTGTCTGGGATGAGACGACGATCTCGCGGACCCACAGGCGGTCATACGTGGCTGCGTAAGACAACGGCTCGGCAGCGTACAGCGTGTGGATGTCAGCCATTGAGTCGCTCCTCTAGTGCGGCGATGCGTGCTTCCAGTTGCTGGATGTACCGCAGCATCGGCGTGATGAGTTTGCTGTACGTGACGCCACGCAGTTGCGGCTCGCCGTCCACTTGGTCGTAGAAACACAACTCCGGCCGTACCGCTTCCACGTCCTCCGCGATCAGACCGTAGTCGGTGACGCCGTCCGCTTCGTCGCTGTAGGTGCCGTCGGAGTTCTTCTTGCGGTAGCGGTACGAGACGGGCGAGAGCGCGGAAAGCCATGACACGTCGTCCAGCGTGACGATGTCGGTCTTCGACTCGCGGATGGAGGAGACGTAGCCGAACTTGCCGGTGCTGTCTACGAACAGGTCGCGGTTCGTCGCGCCGACGGTGTCGCTGTAGACCTGCGATGCGGTGATTGTTCCTCCGGACGACACGGTCATCAGCGTCGAATCGCCTGCCCCGTATCCGCTGTTGCTCAGGAGTTTGAGCGTGCGAGTCCCGCCGCTGGCATCGTTTTGCCACGCGAACCCGCCTTTTCCGTCCACGTCTAGTTGCACCGCAGACTTGCCGGTCCCATTGAACGGCGAATCGGTGAGCAAGCCCTGCGCCATGATGACTGAATCGACGGAGCCTCTGTAGACGGTCAGTGCGTACGGCGAAGTGCTGCCGGGCGCTACTCCTATGCCTACTCGTCCACTCGCATCCACCCGCACTCGCTCTACTCCATCCGTCACCACCGCCGCGACGTTCGCCGCCGGAAAATACAGCCCCGTATTGGGATCGCCGCTCGGTGCCACGCTGCACGTTGAGACGCTGCCCCCAATAACCGTCACGGGACTGTTTTGCACGGTCAGCCCTGACTCGCACGTCACCATTCCAGTGTCACGTCGAATCTGGAGAGGAGTGCCAAGAAAAACGCCAGAATCAGACCATCGACTCACGTAGAGGTCTGACCCGGCGTTGCTTCCAGATTCGGCGTTGAAGTGGGCCGACACCTGCCATCGCGTAGTTCCGCTGGTCTGCCACTCCAGCATTCTGTTGTTGCCAGCGACGGTGCCTGTGAGTCGCAGTGGCGACGTGACAGTGACAGCACCACCAGAGATCGCCGCCCCCGCCTGCCCGACGATCTGCCCCGCGAACGTGGCGACGCCGGTGGAGGAGATGGTGAGGCGTGCAGACAGAGCACCAGCGGTGCCGTCGGCCTTTGTGTAGATGATGAAGTTCGACGCGGACGCGCCGTTGTCTTGCGTCGCAAGCCTCGCTTGCACCTTCTGCGTGAACCCAGCGCGAGCGAAGTCCAGCGAGCAGCCCTGTGATGCGTTGAACGCCGTCGATTCGATAGTGACGACCGGAGCGTTGGCGGCCGTGCCGCCGCTCACAACGAGTTTGCCGTAGTCGCTGGGGGTGGAGTAACCGATGCCCGCGTTGCCGTCGGCATCAATCACAAACGGCGTCGTATCCCCGCTCGCGTCGTTGACGACGAACGAGTTTGCGGTGCCTGCGTTTGTGATCGTCAGAGGGACGACGTTGCCGGTGTTGTCGAACGTCGCCGCGCCGGTGAACGCAGGGCTGGCTGTCGGCTGCACCGAGAGCGTGGTGCGCGCCGCTGCGGCATCGGCTGACGAAATCAAGGAACGACCGAACGACGTGCAGGTGATCTCCTCCACGTCGCCTGCACCGGACGACGAGCGACCGAGCAGGCGGTCGGTGGCACTGACGTTTTGGATTTTGGCGTAGGTGACGGCGTCGTTGGCGATGCGGGCGATGTCCAGCGTGCCGGAGGTGATGTCGCTGGCGGCGTGGGCGTGCGACGACGACGCCTTGCCGTCGAGGGCCGCCTGCAATCCGGTCACATCCGAGATCGAATGCGTGTGGCTGCTCGACGCCTTGCCGTCGAGGGCGGTTTGCAGCCCCGTCACATCCGAGATCGAGTGCGTGTGTGACGCGAGCGCGTAGGACTGAAACGTGAACGACTGGATGACGTTCGAGGCGTCCTTGAAATACAGCACTTTGTCGGCGTAGTTCAGTGCTAACTCGCCGTGAGCCAGCGACGACGGAGCGGATGCTGCCGTTCCGCTGCGCTTGATTTGGATTGGATACGTGGGCATACGTCAGAAAGTCCCGCCGTCGATGCTCGTCGCCCAGGCGATCGTGTCGCTCGATGCCGTGTAGGCGAGGAGTCCATCGTTCGTACCGCCGCCGTCAAGCGCGGTGTACGTGTTCGCCGTGTTCGCCACGAGCACCGAGCCCTGCGGTGCGGACGTGAGCCCGGTGCCGCCGTAGGCGACGCCGACGGCTGTGCCCTGCCAGACACCGGTGGCGATCGTGCCGACGCTCGTGAGCGAAGACGACACGACCGTGGAACCCAGAGTCGTCTTGCTCAGCACTGACACGGCGTCGATGCGGTAGGCGTAGCCCGAGGTGAGCTCGATGTTCTGGTTGTATGTCCACGAGTCGGTCGCGTTGAGCCAGAGAATCGTCTTGTCGGTCGAGCCCTTGAGTGTGATGCCGCCGCCATCAGCGGTCGTGTCCGTCGGCGAGTAGACCGACCCGAGCTCGATGTTCTTGTCGTCCACGGTGACGGTTGTGCTGTTCACGGTCGTGACCGTGCCGTTGACCGTCAGGTTGCCGGTCACCGTGAGATCGCCGCCGACCGTCGCGTTGCCGCTGGTCGTGATCGTCGTCGCTGCGATCTGACCGGCCGAGCCGTAGATGACAGCCTTCGAGTTCACCACCGTGTTCGCGATCGAGCCGTCTACGAGGTTCAATTCGGCGGCGCTCGACGTGACGGTGGTCGAGCCGACCTGGAACGTACCCGTGACGTTGACCGTGCCGCTGAACGTGTACGTCCCGGTCGGCGTCGCCGAACCCGTCATCGGGATGTAGACGCCCGAGAGCGACGGGATGTCGGCGGAGGTCAGCGCCCGGAACGTCGGCGCAGCTGCGGCACCGCTCGTCGGACCAGCGAGGACCGTGTTCGCAGCGCGCACTTCGGTGATCGACACGAACGCGCCCGATCCGGCAATCGCAATCACGCTGGTCGCCGAGCCAGACTCGCCGCCCGTTCCTGTGCCGTAATAGAGGATGTTCGAGTTCTCGTTGAACGCGAGCTCCGCGTTCGCCAGCGAGCTGGGCGCTCCGGCACCACCGGACGATGCGCGACGCTTGATGCGGATTGTGTTGGGCATCAGAAATTTCCCCCATCGGTGAGTTGAATCTCGGCGTAGTCGGCCCACTTCGAGCCGTTGTATCGAAGCACATCGCCGTCGGCGGCAGCGGTGATCTCCACGTCGGACAGCGTCGCGAGGCTCGTCGCACCGCCGCCTTCGCCGGTCGCGCCCGCCGGTCCCTGCGGCCCGATGCCAGCGAGCACCGTCGCCGAGATCGCCACGGGCGACACTGCGACGCTCGCGCCGCTTTCGGTCACGCTCGCCGTGATCGGTGATCCCGAGACGCTCGCCGTGATGCTCACCGCGTCACCTCCAATACGCCCGATAGTGCGGTGCGAGTGACCGCGCCCGGCGCGATCCACCGCAACGACCAAGCATACGAACCCGATGCAAGCGCCGAGGTTTCGTTCTCTTGCAGGGAGATCGACACCGTGCCCGCAGTCGCCGAGACAACCGAGCAGGTAAAGTCGTCCACGCTGGTGCCGTCCACGAGCGACGTGATGCCCGCCGTGACCGTGTATCCGGTCAGGCTGAACGCCGCCGTGCCCTGCGAGAGCGTGACGGTCGCCGAAAACTCGTCGCCTTGGCGTGTTTTCAGGGCAAGCTGCCCTGGTAGCAGGGAAAACTCTGCCATGTCACTTCTCCTGCACCGGGGCGCTGACCTTGTACGGCGTCTCGCGTGCGCCCGGCTGGAGCGCGTAGAGCAGGCGGGTTTGCTCCTGTACCGCACCGGCGATCTCGATCTGCGTCTGCGCGAGTTTTTCGAGGAACTGAGAGTGCGCCTTCACGAGGGGTAACAGGACATCCTGTCTGCCGACGTAGAGGCACGCTAACGCCACGACAGTTGCGAAACCGTAGTCTCGGATCATCGTGAGGAACGTGCTCTGCACTTGCTCGCTGGTCATCGAGTCAACTCCTGTTGCCACGCCGCCATGAGAACGCGATTGACACTACGTTCGAGCCACCACTTGACGATGATTTGCACGATCGCATTGACGATCGCACCGAGCATCAGCGTCCAGAAAAAGCCGTACTCCTGCGGCTCGCGACCGCTCTGCCACTGATGCGCCCTCTTGACCTTCCCTGCGATCGACATCGCGACGATGTCGCGGCCCTCCTCGCTCTCGGCGTGGCCCAGGTACTCGCCCTCCCAGTTCTCGATCGCCAGCGTCGTCAGGTCATGGACGGTCTCTCTCCCCACCATGTATTTCCGCATGGGGAGTCGCTTCCACACGTGCTCGTAGAGTTCGTCGCGGGTCATCGCTTGCCGGTGCCTCCGCATTCGGGGCACTGCATCACGATCCTCCCGTCGCCGATCTTCCCGGTGCCGTTGCAGTTCGAGCACCGCTCATCGACCGGCTTCGGTGCCGGGCCGATCTCGCTCCGCATCTTGACCACCATGCGTGCAGCCTCGGCGGCGAGGTCGGCGGATACGGTCACGTCATCCGGCGGCAGAGACGCCACGCAGCCGATCGCGACGACGACGAGTACGATGAGCCAGCGCATCAGAGAATCCCCCGCAGCCACCCGGTCGGCATCACAGTCGGCTCGAAGCCAGTGAACCCGGCGAGCGCGTAGGAGTCGCCGCCACGGCACATATCGTCGATGACCTCGGCGTCCACCCATCCGCTGGTGCGCTGGAACGCCTCGGGCAGTCGCTCGTCCACCGCACCCGAGTAGCAGTTGCCCCACGAGTTCGGCACGAGCAGGGCAGGGCGATCGACACGCAGAGCGCAAGCCATCATGCAGTGCGCCCACGACCCGGCTGGCGTGAGCCAGCCACCACCGAGCGAGCCGCGATCCGCAAACCGCATCGAGAACCCACGCATCGAGCACAGTGCGACGGGGTATCCGTTGCTGATCGCTTTCGCACAGTCGTCGAACGACCGCACGAGCGTGACCTCGGTGCAGCGTCGCTTCTTCGCGTAGGGTTCCAGCACGTCGGGCAGACCGTCTCGGCCCCACGCCTTCTCCTCGGTGCCGGTGAACTGGCGATCGAACCGCACGTCGCCGTACTGCTGACCGTAGTGCAGCACGCCCCAATCTCGGACAGCCTTGGCGGCGTGGAATCCCGTCGAGCCGTCGCCGCCCGGCGCGGACGATCGCCCGCGAGCCTCGACGCGAGACAGCCCGTAGACGCTCGCCTCGATCGTGCGACCGCCGAAGACTTCGGGCTCGCGACGCACGACGACATCGCACGCGGCGAGTACGTCTACGCACATCGCGAAGCCCCAGCCCACGCACGAGCCGATAGGCTGCGAGCCACGCTTCCACGCAGGCATGCAGGCAAGCAGGTGTTGTCCGAGGAACACGTCCTCGTTCGCCGCCTGGAGGTTCGGCCCGGCCTCGGCGAGCGTCGGGCGCGGCAGCGACGACACGAACGCCGCCGCCCCATCCGGGTCGGGTGTGTAGCCGAAGAGAGGCACGAATGCGTCGGCGGTCATGCTCACCCCCCGGCTGGCATGGCCGCCCAAGCGACCGCTCGGCAGAACGCTACGTACCGCTCGCGGACGCTGGCGTCCACCGGCACGATCGCGTCACCGACCGCCGGTGCGTACGCCGCCTCGACGGCAGAGCGAAGCGGTTCGTTGCCCGGCTTGTGACCGCCGATGCGTCGCCACGCGATGTCGAGGCTGAGCGCCGTGTACATCCGCAGGGCACGGGTATCGGAGAACACGACCTCGGTGGTCGCCACGTCGCCTGCCGCGACGAGCGCGACCTTCGACCACGTCGCCGCCCAGAGCATTCGATCCGAGATGCTCATGCCCCGGAGTTGCTTTGCGATCGGCTCGACGGTCTCACGCATGGCGGCACTCGGCTCCTCGACGGCGAGCCCCGGAGCGACCACGCCACCGCCCACGGCTGGCAGCGTCGGCATCGGCACCTTGCCCCACGCGGCTGCGATGAGCAGGCTCGCGGCGATCAGACGCCCGATGATCCCGCTGTGCTGCCGGATGGCTTCGGCGGCTGCGGTGGCCGCAGCGCGGATGTACCCTGCGTACGGCGCAGCGAGCAGAGCAACCGCAGCAGCGACGGCGATGATGCGTAGGAGTGCATCGGTCGTCATCTCACTTCACCCCGACCTGGAAGAGGCAGAACCGGACCAGCGCCTCGCCCTCGGCGGTCTTCAGCACCGCCGCAACGTGCCGCACGAGCTCGTCGTCGAGCCGCGCGTCGGTCTGCTGGGCGATCCACTCGCACGCATCGGCGACGACCAAGCCCTTCTTGTACGGGTCGATCTCACCGATGAACGCACGGGCGTAGTTCACGACCGGCGAATACTTCTGGAGCAACCGCAGTGCGTCCCAGAACGACAGCGTCGCGCCGTACTGCGTGATCTCGTCGGGCGTGGCACCGAGCTCGCGGGCGTCCATGGCACGTACTCCGGGGGATTCCCCGAGTCTGCCACCTCGCCCCCCTAGCCTTGCAGTTCGTCATTGGCGAACCGCTGGACGATGTCCTTCGCGTTGATCCACCGCAGCATCCCTCCGCTCGGCGTGGTCGCCATCGTGCGATCGCGGCGTTGCTGCTCGGTCCAGAGCGCCTGCACGCACGTCGCACGGGCGGCGATCTGCGGAGCCAGCGACAGGCTCTCGCGGCTCGCCCGTTCCTCCTCGTCATCGGGGCCGGGGTCGCGGGGCGGCTTGTAGCGGAGCGAGCGGTCGTGACGTTTCGGCAGATGCCACACGTCGCGCAGGCGTATCAATTGATCTTTCGCAATCGTCCAGTGGGTGCAGATTTCCGCCATCGGCATCTGCGATTCCCACTGCACGCGCAGGATCGCGGCGTCAATTGTCGCCGTGTTGCCCGGCATCGCGTGGTGTCCAGTAGGAGACGCACCGGCTCGACGGGTTGAGATACAACCGCCCCGGCATCGTGCGATGAGCACACACGTGCTCGCAGTCCTCGCCGCTGTACCGCATGGCGAGGTAGGCGTCCCTCCGGTAGAGCGCCAGTTGCCCGAAGGCGCTGTTGAATCGCAGCGGCAGCGAGCCGACAGGCGGGTGCCAGTGATGGAACCACGTTTGATCGCGACGCCGCCAGTGATTCCACCGTGCCGCGAATGCGTCGTAGTGGATCGCGTACCCGTTGTGCTCCGCCCACGAATAGCTCGCCATGCACGACGCCCCGCGAGCCGCCTCGATATGTCCCACGCTCGTCGCGACGCCGTCAACGCTCCAGCCGCCCCAGGCATCGGAGTCGAACACGACGACATAGTCGCACGGCTCGCCGTGCCGCACCCACCGCTGGCACTGCGTGCGGTACTCCGCGAGTGCGACCGTCCGCTCGGTGTCGATCGTATGCGAGAGGTGCGGCCGGTGGTTGATGTTCAGCGACACTTGCCTCTGCGTGCCATCGGCCCACGCCGCGAGCGCGTCCTTCGTCTCGTCGGACGAGTCGTTCTCGAAGATGTACGCCGACCACGAGCGGAACATCGCGCCCGTCTCCTCTACGAGCCCGAGCGTCTGCGGCAGCCAGGGCATGGCATTGCGGCAGATGGCAACCAGCGAGGCCGTGCGATCGGCTGCGACCTCTCGCCCGACACGCACGGCTTCGGCGTACTGCTCCACGAACTCCTCGTCGGGCGGGAGCAGCACGTCGGGGCGGTGAGCCTCGATGTCGGAGGCGGTGATGGTGTAGGTCGTCATATCCCCACGTCATCCGCTGTCGCCCCGATGGCGAACGGAAAGAACTCTTGAAGATTCACAGGCCCGCTCGTCGCCTGGAGCCGATGCCACGCATCGGTCAGCCCCGTGTACCCGTAGTAGTCCTGCTTCATGGCAATCTGCTGCTCGGTCGTGTACGCGAAGTGATCGAACACGAGCCCGGCCGCCTGCGTTGATTCGATCGTGACGCACCGGTCAAACCCCGTGACGATCGGCGGCTCGTGTCGGAGGAACCGCATGCCCGGTCCCCAACGCCACGCTCGCAGCCATTCGAGGTCGCCGCGTGCCCAGCCCGTCGTGCTCGTCAGGAGCTTCGACGGCCCGACCCAGTAGCGGCACGCGAACCGGGCGGCGGTCGCCACCGGCTGCTGCATCATCAGCCAGTAGATCCGCTCCAACTGCCACGCCTGCCAGAGCTCGTCGCTGTCCACCTGCATGACGACGCCGCCTTCGACGCCTTCGAGGGCGCGTGCGATCATCGCGATCTTGCCGTCCCACGGTGAGTGACGCCACGAGCAGGTCACGTTCGGCGTGTTGTTCACCGCCCGCACGTACTCGTGCGTACCGTCCACGCTGACGAAGTCCCGGTGCCACTTGTCCGGCATCGTCTGACACCACGCGGTGCAGTGCGTCGGTGCCGCGACGCCCTCGACGATCCGCCACTGCCACGGGATCGTGAGCTGGCGAAACGTCGCGAGGTGCTGCTCGATGTACGGCTGCCCGTTGAGCACGAGCGTGAAGATGGTCAGCATTTCCAGAGCGGCGAACGCCGCCCCTCCCAGTTGACCGCCTCGACGCCGCAGTGACCGACCGTCATCGGCAGCACGACGCACGACGCGAACTGCTTCGCGAACGACAGGTCGCAGAGCTCGGCCGTGCGTGACCACTCCGGGTACAGCACGTGCCGCCGGTACAGCTGAAAGAATCCGGCGAACATCGAGGCGTATGCCTTGTTCGGCTTGCCGTCCATGAGCCGCTCGGGCGTGTGGAAATCGACCCGCCTCGCGCCGTAGAGCGTCTCGGGATTCGTCGCGTCCTGCTCGATGATCTGGCGTGCGTTCGTCGGCACCATCACGTCGGCGTCGATCAGCAGATACCACGCCTCCGGGTACGCGGCGTGAAGGTGCTCCTGGGCGAACCGGATCGCACCCGCCTTATTGAACGCTGCATCGTCGGCGTGCCACCCGTCATAGATCAGCGCCGTCGCCTCGGCTTTCTCGGCGACAGCGATGCTCGCGTCGTTCGTCTCCGTGACAACGCAGACGCCCGTGACCTGACCGGCGAGGCAGTTGAGGCAAATCGCCAGGTAGTCCGCGTAGTTGACGCTCGTCGTGATCGCGTAGATGTCCATTACTCGCCCCGCTTCACGGCGATGACTTGCCACTCACGATGCAGCACGTCGAGGTATTGACCGTAGAGCGAGAGGAACGCATCGATCGCGGGCTTCGGCGTCGGCAGGTGCTGCCGGTTCGGGTGCGGGTCGCGCCATTCGTAGTCGTCCCACACGATGACCGCGCCGACTTTGAGCAGACGCCACGCGAGGACGGTGTCTTCGAGCACCGTGCGGCCCTCGTGCCCGCCGTCGATGTAGACGCCGTCGAACATCCGATGCTCGGCGAGAGCACGGGCGAAGAATACGTGCGAGCGTCCCTTGAACTTCTCGGCACGTCCCGCGAGGTTCGCTTCGAACCGCGCCTCGGGATTCTCCGACGAGTACCCGTCGAACGGCCCGCCCCACGTATCCACGCACGTGATCACGTCGCCGGGCTTCAGCGCCTCATCGAGCATCCAGCACGCCGAGCGACCCTCGTGCGAGCCGACCTCCAGCCATCGGCACGGGTGCGGCAGGCGAGGCAGCACGTGCTCTCGCCATGCGTTCGTGCGCATCGAGAACCAGTCGTGCGTGAACTGGTAGCTCATGTGACCACCCGCCCCAGGTACTCGCGGATCAAGTCGCATCGGATGGCGGGCGGATTACCGCACGGGTGATAAACCAGGTCGCCGTGCTGCCAGTGGTTCGTCTGCCCGAGATGCACAGAGTTGAAAGCCCGTTTCGGCGCGATCGTCATGCGATCCGCTAGCCGCTCGCGGTGCTTCATCAGCCACTGCTGGACGTTCCACTCCATCGAGCGCCACTCGTCCTCTGCAGCGACGATGTCGGCGAGCAGCGACAGCGTGCCTTGAGTTGCACGCCACACGATCGACCCGCCGTTCACCAGGGCGTGAGCGCCGATACCCTCCTCGCAGATCGTCATGTGCGGCCCGAGATCGGGCACGTCCTCGATCCGGGTCGTCAGGTTCGTGATCACGCAGTCGGCGTCCAGCGTCCACACGAGGTCATGGTGTTCGAGCAGTTGCCCGATCCGCCAGAAGTTCGACAACGCCTGCGAGTACGCCTCGCACCGCCACACCATCGTGTAGTCGTGCCGCACGCAGTACGCGAGACGGTTCGCCACCGTGAGCTCTGCCCACGGCGTGCCGACACCCGCGCTCGTGAAGATCGCGACGCTCACGTGATCCGCACCGTCGTGCGTCCTTCGGTGCCCCACGATTTCTCGACGACGAGCCGTGCGACGTGCGTGTCGTCTCCCATCACGTCCTGCAATGCGTCGAGGACCGCCTTGCCCAGGTTGTCTACGTCGGGTCGCGGCAGTGCCGGTGCGGTCGGCTTCACGCCTGCCTTGTTCATGTGAGATTTCGGTCGTGCGAACACCGCGTCGATGACGACGCTGACTGGTTTCTCCTGCTCGCGGAGCCCGGCGACGCTTGCCGCTAATGCGATCGCCTGTCGGTAGGCGTGAACTGGATGGCTCTTCGGTACGTACGCGCGAGCGAACCCGCCCTGCGTTGACACTCGCGGGCGCGGTTGCGGCACCGGATCGCCGGGGATGGACAGCGTGATGGTCACAGCAGATCGAGCCCGTGCTCCGCACACTGACTCCGCAGCCACTCGCGGAGCTCCTGGTACGCCACCTCGACATCGTGGCCGAGCTCGCCGCCCTTGATCTCGGTGGCGAGGTGGTCATCGAGCAGGATGACGATCGACTTCGCCCGCGAGCCTTCGACGCAGTCGCGGAAATCGCCCTCGTCCTCGGGCAGGCGGAATCTCAGCGTGGCGGTTGGCATTCAGGCATCGTGCATGGCGAGTCAAGTTCGCCGGTCACGCTGCGAATCCAATCGAGGTAGAGCACCACGCGCGTGTGACCCGACTCCTCGCCGAGGACGTACTTCGTCTTCCCGCCGACGCGGGCCACGTACGAGTTCACGCCCACAATCCTCGTCGAGCCGTCGATCGCCGTCGCCCAGAGCGGGCCACCCGAGTCGCCAGGTGCGATGCACGCCGGGAGCGGCCCAGCGTCGGGCGTCCTGCGAATCGGGCAGACATACACGCCGTGCTCGATCGACCCGAGGACGCACGTCCCCGCCCGCAGCCGCTGGTCGCCGCCCGTGAGCCCGCGTGTGAGCGTGCCTGTCATCCCGTACCCAGCGGCGGCGGCGACGCTCCCGAGCCGCTCGGTGCCGTCAGCGAGCCGTGGATACACGTCGGCGTGCCGATGCCGCCCGAGCCGCACCAGGGCGATGTCGTGCCACCCGTGGATGCCCTCCCACTCGGGATGCCGCACGACGCGGTCGCACGCGAGACGCTCGCCGCCGATAACGACGGTCACCGCCGTCATCTCGTGCGGCACGTGTGCCGCCGTGAGCACCCAGTGCGGCGAGATGAGCGTGCCAGAACCAGCGAGCGGCACGCCTTCGGCGTTGTTGCCGACGACCCGCACGACGTAGCCAGAGAACGTCGCACCGTAGTCGAGGTAGCGGCCGTCGCCCTTCGACTCGTCAATCGTGGCGGCGGATGCCGCGAGGGCCGACACGGCGATGAGAGTCGCCACGAGTCGCATGCCCGATCATGGCACGCGAGGCTAGTGGCCTTGCAGTTAGCGGAGGCGTGATACACGGAAGCGGCGTAACATACGGACAGTAGAAACACAAGTTCTCCGACCGTCACTGCCGCAGCATGGCCTGCGAATACTCCCAGTCGGCGTCGCTCTCGGTGTAGCCCTTGAGTTGGTTTTCCCACTCCCTGTGCAGCACTGCCACTGAGACGCCACCTATCGGCAAGTATCCCTGTGCGATCAACAGTGCTACCTCCGTCTCCAGTGCCTTTGCGCTGCTCGCCGCCACCACGCGGTACGCGATAGTCGGAGAACCAAGCGATGCAACGGACGGCCCTGCTACGCCATGTGTCATGGTTGAGTCCTCCGGTGGCCGCCGTTGATCTTCCGTGTTCTCAAAACGATCCCGGCGGGTTCGGCGTGCCGGATTATCGGGCCGGTGCCTGCCCGCCGGGATCGCTGTGCTGCTCACCTCGTCATCCACATCAGCCCCCAGTTCGCCGTGCCGTAGCTCGCCCACACGACGAACCCTGCTGGCGAGCCCTTCCACCACTGCTCGATCGCGACAGCCCAGTAAAGCAGAGAGACGAACAGCAGAAGCGGTGCACTCATAAATCCTCCACGGGCGAAGCGGCGCACGGGTCCGGCACTGTCGGCGGTGTCCAGCCGCGCACGAGCCTGCCAGACAACCGCAGTTTTTTGATTCTTGATTGCACCCACGGTGCGCTTTCCAAAAACATGACTGACATGACTTCATCCAGCGGCGTCGGAGCCGGTGGCTCGCGATCGACAGGAATCTTGAAGCCTAGGACAGAGCGGCTATCGCCTCCTCGCGACACGTAACGACCTTGCATGGTGCGCCTCCCTGCGTCTCGATCTCCCTCATGCGTGCGACCTGCAGCGGCGTGGCTTTCTTGCCCGGCTGCTTCACTTCCAGGAACACCGCCTTGCCGCGTCGAAGACAGAGCAGGTCGGGGACGCCAGCCAACTGATGCGGACCGCCGTGGATCTTCATGACCCACCACCCTGCTTGTTTGGCTTCCCGAACTATCGCGGCGACGATGTTGGATTCCCGTGGCATTCCGTTGCCCCTTGAACAGCGTCGCCGTTGAAGCAGCGACGGCATGATTCACATACCCGAACAATCGACTCGCTCAGATTGAGCGGGCAGTCTCTCGCAATCGGCTGCGATCCGTCAAGGTCATAGCCATGCCGAAACACAACAGGAGCAACGTCGTCGCTTGGAGACTCTCCTCGATCGCACTGGTACGACCAGAACCACTTCAGGCCGCGAGGAGCCAACACGCGAAACTCTTCCAGCCTTGCCCACGATGCCCGATCTACCGAAAAGTGAACGTAGACGTTGTCGCGAGGCTGAATCGTTGAAGCGATCTCAGGCTTGCGCGTGACGACCCACTGCGGCACGCCTGGAAGCATCAAGGCTACGGCGTCGATGCAGGCTGGCGTCTCAGCTACGAGGTCGCCGCCGCCGCACCAGCGAATGAACGTGAGCCGCAGCCGCGTTGACCAATGAGCGATGCGACCGGCGAGCCTCTGCGGATCGGCACGCAATGAGTTCAAGAGCCGATGCTGCTTTGCCAAGCTCGCCGTCCAAGTCGCGGGGCCACGGGCGAAGTAGCACGTATCGGAACACACGAGCGTTGGCGTGCACGTCCCGATGATCGGGAAGTTCAGCGAATGCCCGGTGACCTTGTTGGTCGAGAATGGATTCTCCGACGGGCCGAGAGGCTCATCGTGCCACTGCGGCTTTCGTGCCAGCGTAGCGACGCTCATGCCGCCACTTGACAGTCGCTGTCAAGCAAACCGCCCCGCCGTGCTGGAGATTCACGGCGGGGCGGCTACTGGGTTCCGTGGATACGTCGCCTCTCACGGTTTGGCGATCCATGCGGCCGATGACTGCAGCCGCTACGCCGAGGACGCGGCGAGGTATTCCTCGATGCGTGTCTTCAACTTCTCGTTCGTGTCGCGAAGGTGCTCCAGATACCGACGCCCGTTTGGCTCGGCGTCCGCCTCTGCGATCGTCATGCCCTTGAACCGCCCGTACTGGAAACGGAACTCAGCCCAGTCGGCTCGCGGCTCAGCCGCAGCCGACCTAGCTGCGGCATCAACCCGCATCCGAACGCCGCAGAACGCGCACGCCAGAACGTCCTGCCTCGGCCCTTTCATCGGGACGAACTCGCCAACGTGTTCCCACGACGACGCCGAGCAGCGGTAGCAGACGAGGTTACTTTCGTAGAGGTCGATCATGATTCCTCAACGTCAAAAAGCCAATTTTGAACAGCGACGCGCGGCGGTTCGTATCCCGTCTCGAACACCTCCCAGTAGTCCAGGAACCGTCGTAGCGAAGACGGATAGACGCTCTTCTGAATGATTCCGTTGTCGTCGCACAGCGTTGTCGATGGAACGAGAAACAGCTCGTCTTCGTGCTTGAGCGCCAGCACGTCGCATTCAGAAGTCACATAGCCTCGCAGCCCTCCATTCGACTTCACCGGGATGCGATTGGTGATGTCGATGCGTCCGCTTTTTTGTACTTGGTCAATATGTTTGCACTGCACTTTGAGTCCGTTCACTCGCAAGTCTTCGCGGCCTTGTGGTTCTTCAACGCACAGCCCGCGCTCGCGGCACGCAGCAGCGAAATCGGACTCCCATCGCTTTCCTTTGTGGTTTGAGTCCCAGCACAGCACTTCTTCGCGTATTTCGGTCAAAAGCGCTTCGAGCCTCCTTGCTCGTCGATTCATAGCACCTCCATGCGTGGCACCCGCCTTCCGGCCTTGCCCTCGTTCACGACGTACAGATTCCGTCTCGCACGCGTCACGGCGACGTAGGCGATGCGGTGCTCCTCGTCTGCTTGGTCAGGGTTCTCCATGCCCTGCTCGACGCGGGAGCCGATCGTGGTCAGCACGGCGACGTTGTCGGCTTCGGCACCTTTGACCGAATGAATCGTTCCGACGCGGATGCGTGGGTTCGCCGCGAGTTCGGCCCCCCACGTCACGGCCTGCCGCCGCCACTGCTCACCGCGATCAACCAGCGAGCACCACGAGCCAGACCGGATCGCATCGATGCCAGCCTCGGCGACGCCGACGCTGGAAAGGTCGGACGCGAAGATCGTGTCCCAATCGTCGCAGTGTTCCTTCGCCCAGCGCGTCTTTGTGCCGCGTGTCAGAATCGGCTGCTTGTCCTTGTTCGTCGTCGGCAGAAGTTCGAGAGCGTGCGCCCACTGCTTGCCACTGATCGGTTCGTCTCGCTCCAGCGCGAAGAGCGCCTTGAGCCCGTCGCCTCGGTTCGTCGCTCCGTCGGGCGACTTCACCCAGCGGCACGGCTTTCCGGCCACGTGCAGGGCTGCGATCATGCGTTTTGCGTGGTAGTTAGTACGCGCTAAAAAAAGCCAGTCCTCATTCGGATTGGCGATGCTGATCGGTTTTTCGAGGTCATCGGCCTCGAAAACGCACCCGACATGATCCGCTGGCGCGACGCCGCGATCGAAGTAGCCACGCTTCATCCTCCGCAAGCACCGCTCGCCGAGCTCAAGAATCGGAGCAGGGCAGCGGTAGGACTTCGGCATGGTCCGTTCCTTCGCGGCGGGCCAGCCGAGGAAGCAATCCGCCGACGATCCTGCGAAGCCGTAGATCGCCTGGAACGGATCGCCGACGACGTAGCACCACTTCACGCTCGGTGCCGTCACGAGACGCTTGCACACGATGTCGAGCAGCGGACTCGCGTCCTGCTGCTCGTCGAACAGCCACGCCTCGACGGGCGGCAAGTAACCTTCCGGCTCGACGCGGGAGATGCCGCTGGAAGGATCGACACGCAGTCCAGCGAATCGCGTCAGCAGGTCGGTGAAGTCGAGCCGATCTTCGACGCGCTTCGCCATCTCGTACCGTTCGGATATGCGAACAATCGCCGCATAGTCGGGAACGTCGTCATCCACGGATCGCATCCGCCTCACGACCTCGTCTAGAGGCATCAGCGACGACCGGCACAGCGACCAGCAGTTGAGCGAGGCAGAGACGACCGGATCGCCGATGAACCGCTGCCTTCCGACCTCGTCGTCCAACTCCGTCGAGAGCCGCACGCCGAGCACGTTGCTGATCCACTCCAAGTCCTTCTGCGTGTCGCCGATCAGTTGCCCCGGCTGCACCTCCAAGCATCGCTTGCAGGTCGAATGCACGGTGCGGAACCAACCACGGCCCTCCAGCAGGCTCGGATCGACGCCCCACGCCACGCTCGCCCGCCCGACCGCCTCGGCCCGCGCCGCCCGCGTGAAGCTCGCGAATCCAAGGCGTAGAGGGTCGTTGCCTAACTGCGGCAGGGCTCCCTCCATGATCCGCAACAACTCGGTCGTCTTTCCGCTGCCAGCGGCACCGATCAGTCTCGCTATCTTCACAGGCACCCCCTCGCAGGAGTCATACAAAAAGTTGACACGATCTTTTTTTGGTTCCAAAAACCGTTTTCTCGCGGTTTTTCACGGCACGTTTGGTGCCGCGTTTTACGGCACCAAACGCACGTTGACGGGAAAAACGAACTGCCGCGAAGCCTCAGAGGGTATGTATTTTTTTCCTATACAACGCCCTCGGCACGCTCCGTAGCCGCCATCTCCTCCAGCACAGCGAACTCCCTCCGAGACCACACCACGTACGATTTGCGGGCTCCTCCGAGATGACGGTGTTCCCGGTGGGTGAAGTCCCGATCGCCTCCGATACGGGCCAGCAGACGCCTCTTGAGGGCAATCCGCTCACCGTCGTTCACCCGGTGCTGCCGCTCGATGTCCTCCCAGACTTTGCCCCAGGCGAACCAGAGCGTGCCGTCCTGCCGCCACGACGCCCGTCCGGTCGGATCGGGTACGTCGTCGTCCGACGGCTGCGACGCCTGCGACAGCCGGTCGTAAAGCCATGTAGCCAGGAGCACGTACCGCAGGCTCGATGCTCCTGGCTGCTCGTGGGACGGGTTGTCCAAGAGCTTCGCCTTGACGCCGCGAGCCGTGTGACTCGTGCGTGCCTTGCCGTCGTCGTCGCGGGAGTCCACGACCTTGTAGCCGCCGTCCCAGATTTTCTTCCACCGCTTCGGATCATCGTCGAGCATCACCGTACCCGTCGCGGCCAGCACCTGCGCCGCCGTCTTCGTAGCAGAGCGGTACTGATCCACCGTCAGTGACACGTTGCCCGTGCCGTCGGCTGTGTGCTGACGCCACGCGGGAACGTGCAGCCGGTACTCCAGTGGGTCGGAGTGGACGACCGTCAGCCGCCATTCGCCCGGCCCCCACTCGGGATCGCTGCCGGAATCCGGCACGAGCGGTGCGAACGAAAGCCCGATCTCCGTGAACACCCGCTGCCATCCCTGCGTCGGAATCGCAGCCCCGGTGTTGCGCGGAGTAGGCGCGATCGTCGCCGCCGCCGCGATCGCGGCCCGCTCGTCCACGCCTGCCGATCGGTTCTTTCGCACCCACGAGATCGCCGAGCGATAGACCGCCACAATCTCGGAGTCTTCGAGCGGCGGCTTGCACATCACGACGTTGACGGCACGCAACTTGAGCAGCAGGTCTTGCTGCTCTCGCTCATCGTCGAGGTTCGGCCCCGCACGAAACGCCTCCGAGACGGCGAAGCGGTGCAGTTCGTTGTTCCGCTCTCCGGTCTTCACGTCGCGGTGCAGCACCTCGCGCGCTGGCGACCTCGCTACGCTCGTCCGCAGTTGCCCGCTGCCGTCGTCATTCCAGAGCAGGGCGACCAACTTCTCAGGAAGCGGTGCCAATTCCACGTCGTCCGGCGACAGTCCCGGAACCCAATCGTAGTAGACGCCGGTATGGTGCCGACTCGGCGGCAGCACCGACTGCGCCGCCTTGCCGCCGTTGCCGATACGAACCTCGATGCCGAGCGGCTTGCGCACCTGCACCGCAGGCAGACCCTCGTCCCAGCGGAACAGCCGATGCGGACCACGACCGGCGCGATACGTCGGCGTCCAGACTTCACCCAGGCCGAGCGACTCCCACGCCGCCTTCGCATCGTCGTCGTCAAGCTCAACGTCCACGACGCCAGACGCAGGCCCGAGCAGGACTCCAATGTTGACCGGCTTGTTGCCCTGAAACCACGACAGGATCGTCTCCTCGTCGTCCGATGCGTGCAGTTGCCAGCCGTCTCCTCCTGCCGGGTGCTTGCCCGGCGTCCCGCAGTCCTTGCCTTTCCAGCAAGTGCAGACCTTTGGCTCGGTGACGCCGTAGAGCGGCACCAACTTCCATCCTCGCGCCGCGTACGAAAGCGCGACGTTCACAATCGACGTGGTCATGATTCCTCCGTGTGATGAGAGCCCCCCCGCCGCGTCTCCACGCGGCGGGGGGTACATGCGACCGACGAGCCGATCCCTGACTACGACGCTTCCTGCGTCACGTCGATCTGAGTCGCCACGCGGGACAGCGGCACCGTGTAGAGCCGCTTCACGATCTCGCCTTCCTCCTTCGAGAGCGTGCCGGTGAGCTTCGGCACGATCTGCGAGTAGGGCTGGCCGCCCGCGTTTTCAACCCGGTCGAGCGTCAGGCTGACCACCGCGCGGAAGTGCGGCACCGGAAGCCGCTTCACGAACGGCGTCACAGTCTTCAGCGACCCCGGCCCAGCCGTGACCAGCAGCGGCCACGCCTCGTCCTGCCGCAGCACGGCGAGCAGCCTGCTCTCCTTGCACCGCTTGCCGCGACCGGACTTGCTCGTGCCGTACTGGTTGTACGGAAGCCTCGTCCAGTCATAGAGCCGGTCGCCAACGCGACACGACTCCAACGCATCCTCGTCGAGGTCGCCGATGTCGTCGTTGACCCTGACCGCAGTCATGAGGTCATACGAGACGAGCACCGGAGACACCTTGCCCTGCGGTTCCTCCGATCCCCACAGCGTGCCACGCACGCCGTAGTAGACGAGCACGCCGTCGATGGACTTGGCACTCTGCTCGTTGTTGCCGCTGTCCATCCAACTCCAGACTTTGCCTCCGCCAGCGGGCGTCGGCACACGGGGCAGGTCCGACGCGTTGAGCGTCTCGCCCGGTCCCAGGTTCGCCATCAGAGCCTCGCGCACGTCCGAGTCGGGACGCAGCGCGAGGAACTTGGAGTCCGTCCCAGTAATCAACTCACCTGTCGGTGCCATCGTGGCACTCCTTTCTTTGAGGATAGAAACGATACCCGAACAATCAACCGAGCGTGCGATGCGACAGCCGCATCTCACGGAACTCCGAAATCAAACCCTCGAACGGCGTGCCCTCGGCCAGCCCGCCTTCGGTGCCGTCCTGTCCGCGCCGCTCCTCCAGCAACCAACTCTTCAAGCTCGCCGTGTTGACCGACACGAGCTCGGGGCAGGCTTCGCTGGCGATCTCCAGCACCCGCTCCTTGTTCTCAGTCGGAATCGACACCGCGAAGAACTCCCGCACGAACCACGACTTGCCCGCCGCACGCACGCCGTCGAGGCCCGAGAGCGACAACTGCTCGACGGCGAGCGACTCCACGCCTTTCAGTTCCTTGCTCACCTTCGCCAGTTCCGCCGAGATGCGGTCCTTGGCGTCCTGCAACTCGGCCACGCGCTCCAGCAGTTTCGACAACTGCATGGATTGTTCGTGCTGTCCGTCGATCTCGTCTTCAAATCTAGTGCTCATGCCACCGACTCCTGTCTCGGCGTCAACCGTTGCAGCACTGCCTCGACGACGTGCCGACGCTCCCGTAGTGCTGCATACACCTGCGCGTCCACCGTGCCTTCACAGACGAGGTGGTAGTAACGCACGCATCGCGTCTGCCCCGGTCGCCGCAGCCGTGCCAGACTCTGCTCGTAGTCGCCCAGGCTGAAGCCGAGCGAGTAGTAGAAGGCGTAAGCGGCACGCGAGCAGTCGATGCCAACGCCTCCTGACTGCATCTGCACGCCGAGAATCACCGCGTCGCCTCGCTGCCACCGTTCGAGGTCTTTCCGCTCGCCGGATACCTCGGCGTACTCGCGTCCCAACTCGCGTGCCACGGCGGCAACGTCTTCGAGGTCGGAGCGAAACCGGCAGAACACGACTACCGGCTCGGTCACCGGCAGGTCTTCGAGACGATCGGCCAGCACCATCCGCTTCGCTGGCGTGCCGTCGATCGGCACGACCTCCGCACTGCCGTCGATGCGGGCATATCCGCCGGTCGCCTGCTGCATCCGCAGGAGCTTCGTGAGCGCGTTCGCCGCCGTGACCGTCCCAGACTCGATCTCCGCGACCATCTCCGATTCGAGCGACCGATAGAACCGCTGAACCTTCGGCGACAACTCCACCGGCAACGTCTCATGAATCGCCTCGGGCAGGTCGAGCACCTCGTCTGCCGTGACGCGGAACGAGTGCGCGTCGAGCTTCGCGGTCAACTCGTCTTGGTTTTTCCAATACTTCACCTTCGATGGAAACCTCGTGTCACACTCGGCGAATCGAGCACGCATCCTCGCGAACGAAGTGCCGTACACCTGCGGATCGAGGAACCGAAACTGCCCGTACAGGTCGAGCGGCCAGTGCGGCATCGGCGTCCCGGTGAGGCACAGCCTCCTCGCATGCGGCTGCTTCGCAGCGAGCCTCGCGAGATATCGACTCGCGGCACCGCCCGGTGCCTTGATCCGATGCGACTCGTCCAGCACGATCGCCGCCCACTTGACCAACTCGATCGTCGGAGCCAGAGCCGACCGCCAGATCGACTCGTAGTTCGTCACGACGACGAGGCACTTCCCGCCCGCGACCGACAAGGCGGACTGCAGCCGCTCGGCTCGCTGCTTGCCCGTGCCACGGGACAGGTCGAGATAGACCAGCGGATGCCGCATCGCGTCGAGGGCCAGCAGGGCCGCGAACGTCTTGCCGGTGCCCATATCCATCGCGAGCATTCCGGCGTGCCGCTCGGCGTACCACGCCGCAGCCTGCGACTGATGCGACCACGCGGCCAACTCACCTCGCGTCGCAGCCTCGACGACGCGCCCCCAGGCCGGTGCAACGGCTTGCGGGCAGACGACGAGCAGATGCGGACGCCGCTTCATGCGATCGAACGAGTCGTGCCAACTCATTGCTCTTCTCCTTTTTCAACCGTCGCTCATCGGGCCAGCCTTGCCACCAGCGCGAAGCACCTGCCGACTCTGCGACTCGATGCTTCCGTCGCACGTCCACTGCTTGAGCTCTACCCTCGGCTCGTGCTCGCGAATCCACCCGCGCAGCAACCTCGCGTACTCGATCGCCTCGCCGAGCAGCTTCTCTTGGTTGCACCTACTGCCGTGTTGGACGAGGTACTCCAATCGCCCGACGACGATGTCGATCGCCGAGCCGACGCCGAGAACCGAACGCTCGCCGGTCTTGACATGCCAGTTCACGCTGCCACCTCCGTCTGCAACTCTTCGATCTTGCTGCGGCAGGCCGCCGCGAACTGCTCTTCGAGACGCCCGAGCCCTGCGATCGCTTCGGCAACGGCTTCCTCTCTCGTGGCGAACACGGGCTCGTCCTCACGCCCGTAGTTCGGATCGACTCGGCCTGTGGCGAGATCCCGATACATCGTCTTGCCCTGCCACTCGACCGGCTCGACTTCGCTGATGTGCGCGATGACCTGCTGGTCGTAAGACGACACGAACACGTAGACCCGAAACATGACTCGCACTCCCTGCGTCCGTTCGTTTGAAAGAAAGAGCCCGGCGGGGCGGGAGAACGGAGGAAACCCGCTCCCGCCGGGCGAACCGTGGTGGACTAAGCCACGGTCAGAGTGCGAGAGCGATTCGCTCGGCGGCTGCGACCTTCGTGTCGTGCAGCGCGCTGATGATCCGCTCCATTTCGGTCGGTCGTCCGCGTCGCGTCGCGTCGTGCTGGACGAACCCTTGCACGGCGTTGAACGCATCCCAGCCGGTCACGACAAAGTCGTTGCCCATCGTGCCGCGACCGGTGCGAACCCGCTCGCTCTGGAGTCGCCGGAATATCGCCTCGGTGCGGTTGCGGTGGATCGTCACCGACCGCCCCTCGTCGCTCTTCGGCTCTCCGTAGACGGCATTGAGGAACTCGACCATGCGAACCTCGCGGTTCGCCATCTGCTGCACGACCGTCTGCAGGTTGCCCCACGTCTGCTCCAGCGAAGCGAACGTCGTGACGAGCTCGTCCATCTGGAGTCTCAGGCTCGACGTGTGCCGGATCGACACGGTCGTGCCCTCGGCCTGCCGCAGGATCATCATGTTGCGGCACAGGTCGCGGTACAGACCGAGCGAGGCCCGGAACGCCTGCCCACCGTAGCCCGCGTCGATCACGATGCGCGGAAACACGTTGTCGGCTGTGCCGTACACCGCGAGCCGCTGCTCCTTGCTCGGCTGAATCGAGACGTAGTGACCGTGGTCGAAATGACACTTCACGTCGGCCACGCCATCGAACGCATGCCCAGCAGCCTCGACGAGGGCCAGCACATCGTCGGTCGTGTGCGGCTCGTATCGATCGCTGACCGATCCGTATCCGACCGCCGCGCCGTCGTCGCTCTTGAAGAGCCCGTAGAACGGCGTCCGCATACCATCCGGTCCCGAGAGCGGGAACTTGTCCACGCTGAAACCGAACGCAGAACGCACGCGATCCGCCACGTTGTTCGCAATCATCGTCGTCATGTCAGAGTCCTCCGTTAGTTACCGAACCTAAACAATCAGTCCAGCGGCACGGCCGACGAGGCCGGGCCGATTACGTATCCGAACAATCAGCCGACCGTGATCTCCTCGACCACAAGTCCTTCCTGCTGCCGGATCACGGCACACAGGCTCTCGATCAACGCGAGTGTGGCATCCACGCTGGCTGGATTGTCTCCGACCTTCGTCGTGAGCCGCGTCCGCATGTCGTCGCGGCCGAGGTAGTTAATCGCGTCCTTGATCTTCTTGAAGTCCATCTTGCTGGCTGGGGTCATCGTCGTGTCTCCGTTTCGTCGTCTGTCGCGGTGTCCGCCGCGAACTCCCTCATCATACCCTATCGGCTTTCGCCGTCAATAGGCTTTCCAAAATATTTTTTGCCTCGTTTTGCCCCGTGTTTCAGGGGTTCACCGGATCACCCCCAGGGCCGCGTCGGCCAAATCGAGCGTGGCCCGCCCGAACCGGGCTAGCGGGCGAGGCTCCGGTGCTGGCTGCGGGGCGTAGCCGTACGTGACCGGCTGCATCCGCACCGCCATGTCGAGCACAGCGAGCCGTTCGCGGACTTCGACCACGAGCGCCGCAGCGACGACCATGACGAGCACGACGCATGCGGTGCGGACGAGGTCGCGGATCATGACTGCGCCTCCCGCTTCGCCGCGAGCTTCGCCGCCTTGCGTGCCGCAGCACGCGCCGCCTTCGCCATCAAGTGCTCGGCGCTTTCCGACAGCCACGACGCCACAGCCATCGCTTCCTGCGGCGTGAGGAATATCAGAGCCGGAAGCCGCTCGTGCGGATCGGTCGCGTCACGTGCGGGCCAGACTCCGATGCCGACTACGTCTTCGTGACGCCGCATCTCGATCTCTGCAGGCCGTCGAACGAACTTCGTCTGCCGTTTGTAGAAGAACGCCTGCCGTTTCATTTCTTTCTCCTTCTTGCCTTCGCCTTGCGGGTCTTTTCCAATTCGACCATAGCGTCAGCCACAATCTTTGCCGCCTCGGGGTTCCACCGCGCGAGCGCGGCACCGAGCATCATCATCCGCATCTCCAGGTCGCTCGGCTTGCTCATGCCGCCACCTCCTTGTCCACAGGCCACCAGTACGGAAGGTCGGCTGGCTCCTGCCATTCGAACTGACCGTAGTGTCGGGCGTCCTTGCGGAGCAGGTTGCTCCGGTGCGAGGCGTGCAGCCGGTCGTAGCCGAGCCAGTTGGGCGAGGAGTGCCACCGGCTGCTTGACAGCAGTCGGTCGCACACAGCACGGAACTGCTCCCGCAGCGTGTCTTTGAATCCGCGATTCCGCCACGCCGCACACATGATCTCGGCGTACTCGGCCAGGGCAAGCTCGTGGCCTCGCCACATACGGACAGCGGGATGGTTCCGCCACCGCGATGCCGGGTTGCCGCGATGCTCGCCAACGTCGACTCCGAGCGTGAGCAAAATCTGCTTGCACTCGACCCGCTGCTTGCCGAGTCGCCGATTGTCGAGGCACCGGGCCGAGGCCCAGATGTTGGGGTAGGGCAGGAAGGTTTGCATTACCGCACCTCCGATACGTCAGCGTGCTTGAACGCCTGCTTGATCGTCTCCAGCACCACGTCTTCCGGTGCGGACAACTTGCCGTCGGGGCAGGGGAACGCAGCCGACCATGCCAGCGGCGTCTCGCCTGCTCGCCCCCAGAACATCATGATGAGGAACTCGTGGCCGATTGCAGCGACTCGGAGATTGTTGAAGTCCCAGTGCCAATCTCCGTTTTTGAACCCGTGCTGCTCTAGCCATTGCTCGATTCGCTTCGTCATCGCATCGTCCTCCGTTGTTAGCAGTCCCGAACAATTATCCCTGCCGCCGGGCGGCGGCGGCACCGTAGTAGTTGACCTTGCGGCGGTACTTGCTCACCTTCGTCTTCGCCATCTTGAGCTTCCGCTCCCATTGGGCGAGGAGCATTGCAGCCCGCTCGGCCCGGCGATCCACGACGCTCGGCTTCGGCTTCACCGGCCGCTTGGACGGCTCGCGGAGCCACTCAGCAAGCAGCGTCTCGCGGGCTTCGCGGAAGGCGAGCAGGGTTCGCCAGTGGATCGCACGCACGCGCGGTTCGGAGTTGAGCCTTGCTCGTTCGTCCCATGTTCGCGAGACCGCATAGCAGCGTGCGTGTTCAAGTTCGTGGGCGAGCATCATGACGAACACTTCCCACTCGTCGTTGGCAAACCGATCCGCCTCGCTGCGGTTGTGGCCTGCTGGCGTCGGGTACCGAATGTTGCGACCGAGCAGCACTTGCACGAGCCGCTCGCCATGCTTGTACCAGCCGCCCCACGTATCGCCGTTCTTCCACTGTGCCGACTTGCGGTAGCCGACCTCGACGTTCAGCGTCCGCAGAACCTTGCCGTCGAGCCCGATCTGCTTCGCCGCCCAGCGGGCGGCTCGCCGCACTACGTGCGACGGGTAGCCCGGGTGCTTCGTGGTGATCTTCATCGTCTCGTCCTCCGTTGAAGTCCCGCCCGCACTGCGGAACGTCCGCAGTGCGGGTATCCGAACAATCACCACCACTTCGTCTGGCTGGGTTTGCCGCCCTTGGCGATGCAGGTGTCGATGTAGCCCTGCCACTCGCGGAGCAGTTCGGGCGTCTCGCCCTCGTCGCTCATCTGGTTCTCAATGCTGCTCCGCTCAAAGCACTCGACGCACAGCCCGCAGTTCTCGTTGTCACCGCGCCCGGTCTGCCGGGTCTGGCGGCAGCAGTCGCCGCACGTGTAGCAGCCGCCCCGACCGAACTTGCTGGAAGCCTTCATCGTTCGTCCTCCGTTTGGCGTCTCGCGGTGTCCGCCGCGTTGACCCCTGCATTATAACCTATCGGCGTTTCGCGTCAATAGGCTTTCGAAAAAATCGTGGGAGGGCCGTTTTTCCCTATATAGAAGGGGTTTTTCGGATTGGGGCGGCGTCCAAAAAGTCGATGCTGATCCGTAGACGCCAGAGTTTTCGCGTCAAAACCCGTTTTCGCGGGCGTTTTATCGGGCCGCAATCCTTTGCGCCGCAAGGGATTAGGAGCCGCCCCGCGAAAAACGCGACGCCGCGAAGCCTTTTTGGCCCTGCGTTTTTCTTCTCTATAACGCCTAGGACCGCTTCCGCTTCGCCTTGCCCCTGGAGGCGATCCAGACCGGATTGCCGCTCGTCTCGTGGATAAACGGCTTGAGCAGGGCGAGCTCGTGCTCGGCGACCGCGACGATGCGGGTGCCGTCAGCGAGGATTCCGACGCCGCGCGACTTCGCGATGCGCCGCACGGTCGGCGACGAGCAGCCGAGTCGCTTCGCGGCAGTTTCCATCGACAGGTAGACCACGTCCTTTTCTCCCATCTGCCCGTTCACCTCCATTCGTAGTCTCGATGACGCGTCGAGTCAATACGCTGAGTCACGCGCGTGACCGCTTTCTTCCCGAGAGGGTGGGGTCTCGCTTGAGGTACTCCTCGTGGTTTTTCGCCACTGACGCGCGGCTCACCGCCCACGCGCGGCCAGAGAGCCGGAAGCCTTCGAGCTCGCCGCGTTCGATCATCCGAATGACCCAAACGTCCGAGCATCCGAGGATTTCTGCAGCCTTCGGAACCGAAATGTAGTCCGGTTGCTTGACCATTGTTCGCGATCCTGTAGTTTCGATCGAAGCAAGGCACGCCCGCCAATCCCCTCGGACTGGCGGGCGTGCAATGGCGGGGACAGGATTCGCGGACGGCCGACTAATCGTTTCAACCCCTACAGGCAGGAGCCGACTTGCGACGCTTGGATGCGTGACCTATCCCCTACGAGGAGGCACGCGATGACGCTGCAGAATCTGTTCGATGACTACTACCGTCCGCTGCGGCTGCGCGGACGATCAGCAAACACGAGCCGCCTGTACGGATGCACGATTCGCTCGTTCTGGAAGTGGCTGCGGCACGAGCCGACGATTGACGACCTGACCGATCTGACGATCAGCCGGTTTCTTGAGCACCGTGGCAGCACGCGCAGTCCATACACGGCCGAGAAGGAACGCACGCAGCTCATCGCGCTCTGGCGGTTCGCCGCTGATCGCGGATTCGTTCGGGACCGGCCGTGCGTGCCGCCCGCTCCGCTGCCAGACCGCATTCCAGAGGCGTGGAGCGTCGATCAGTTGCGGTCCCTCGTGCGTGCCGCCGTGGCGACACCTGGACGCGTCGGCACGGTGCCAGCGGGCATCTGGTACGCCGCGCTCGTGAACGTGCTGTGGGAAACAGCCGAGCGTATCGGAGCCGTGCTGGCATGTCGGCCAGAGGACTTGGCCTCGCCGTTTCTCAGCGTGCGAGCCGAGTATCGGAAGGGCGGCAAGCGAGACCGTGCGTACCGGCTCACTCCGGTGACGTATGACCTCGTCGCCAGAGCGTGCGGCAAAAACCGCGTGTTCGAGTGGCCTGGCTCGCGAGAGTACCTCTGGACGAAGTATCGCGATGTCGTGCGTCGTGCCGGATTGCCCACGGGCCGCAAGTGCGGCTTTCATCAGTTGCGACGCTCTGCGGCATCGCACTACGCCGCCCTCGGGGGCGACGCCGTCAAGTTGCTAGATCACTCCAGCCCGCGAATCACACACCGCTGGTATCTCGATCGCCGCCTGACTGATCGCGATCCGCCGCCTTGCGAGGTGCTACCGGGAATCAACTGACCAGGGTCACTCTTTCCACCAATCGTCCGACGTATCTTCGCCGAGGCGATCGACGATTTGCTGGAGCGACTCGACGATTGACGTGAAATTCCGGTTGCAGTGCTCGGCGTTCTGGTTGGCAGACTCTACGAGCGTCCGCATCGCTTCGGCCATCGACCGCTGGTTCGACGCCATCACGGCGACAACGGACGCCAGTTGATCGACGCGTCGCCGCAGGTCGCCGAACATCACGCGTCCTCGCTCTGGAGCACGGCGATGATCGCGAGGAGGCGAGCCCGCTCCGCGAGCAGGCGGATCACGTCGCCAGCGAGCGTGCCGCTCGTGCCGGTGTAGGCACCGCTGAACCGCCGGGCGCGGTGCTCGATCTGCGCGAGGTCGTCCTCGGTGAGTGGCGGGTGCGAGTCACGCTTCGGCATCGCGATCCTCACGGTGCAGGAGCAAGGCGAGCAGTGCGTAGGACGCGAGGTCGAACAGGTTGTCTTCGAGCGACTCGTTCTCCAGCCGCCCGGTGGCGTTGTAGGCGGCGAGCCTCGTGACCTTGTCGGAGAGCCTGACCATCGCGCCCTTCCACGACGGGATGCCGACGAACCGCGCCCCGTTGCGGATGTTCGCGAGCGGATCTTCGCCGCTCGGGCACCCGTAGTCTCGGCTCTTCCGCCGGTGCATCTCCTTCATCTGATCGCACAAGTCGAAGAACGCCTGCGACGTGGGATGCGTCTCCCTCGCGACCCGCGCGGGCCGCGCCTCCTCGACGAGTCGGGCGAAACCTTTGACCGCCTCGACCCGCGCGGCGTATTCGGGCGGCGTCCACTCGGCGTAGACCTCGGATGATTCTTCGGTGGCTGCCGCGTCGCTCAGCACCCTCGTCGCCGCCTCCAGTGCAGGCTGGCATCCCTCCAGGCTCGCCGCCATCGGTGATCGTCCAGCGAGGCGGGACTCGACGGCGTTGCGAAGGGCGGCGTTGGCTGATTCGAGCGTTGCTTCGGTCATGTCTTTCCTCGGAGGTCTCGATCGCAGAACACGGGATAGGCTCGCGTCACCTCGCGGCGATGGTGATCGACCACGAACGCCGCTTGACACGGCGGCTCGTAGCTCGCCTTGATTCGCACAGAGTACGCAGACGGTCCAATCACGCTTCCGTTCGTGACGTAGCGTCCCGAGCGTGACCACGAAAACTGGTGCCAGTGCCCGAGGCACGTGAGGTCCGCACGTCGCGTCGAGTCCCACGCGGCGATCGCCTTGTTCAGCGGGACGTGAATCCCGCCGATGCCGCCCTGGTACCGAACGGCGTGTCCGTGCATGAACCGAATAGTGAACCCGTCGAGATCGACATAGTTGAGGTGCCCTTCGCCCACTCGCCACGCGACGTTCTTCCGCGACTCCGCAGCCGCCATCGTCACGTAGAGATGGTGTTCGTAGGACGTATCCGCTTCGTTCGTGCGGAGCTTCTCGGTCGTCCTCCCGTGATTCCCGCACGACGTGACGACCAGCACCTCGCTGGCCGTGTCGCTCACGGCGTCGATGAATCCACGCAGCCGCTCGCCGATCCACCGGAGAGCCGCGAGCGGGTGCAGAGAGTTCTCCTCCGCGAGCTCGGGATGGATCATCCCAGAGATGAGATCGCCGCCCAGCCAGACGACGACGCGGTCGATCTTGCACAGTTGCCGCTCGTGTTCGAGCAGGGCGAAGAATCGCTCGCTCAACTCGGCGAGCCGGGCGTCGCACACGTCGAGGTCGAAGGCGTTGAGTCCGTTGACCTGCTCGCTCCGCACCGTCTCTTCGCAGTGGATGTCGGAGAGCAACACGACCATCGACGCGGGGTGCCGCTTGCCCTTTACGCTTTTGGTTAGCGGGCGCTTCGCCTCGATACCCTTGAGCCCGACGAACGCGTCGGCACGCTCCCGCTCGCGGTCGATCTGAGCGAGTGCGGATCGGTAGCGCCCCTTCAGCGCCGCCACCTCGGCACGAAGGCGTGCGACCTCGGCGTCGGCTGCGAGTTGCTCGGCCGTCGCGGCGGCAGTGATGACGCTGTCGGTCAGTGAGTCTTTCGCGCTGCGTTGAGCCAATGCTCGACTCCTTGCACGCCGCTGACAGGAAACCCACGCTCACGACACGTCTCGATGATCGCCCTCGCGAGCGCCCTCTTCTGGATCGCCACCTCGCCACTCGCCCACCTGGACCGCAGCGACTCCAGTTCCGCGAGTGCGTCGGGCGGCAGCTTGCAGTGCCACGCGACGAATCCCGGCTGATAGTTGGCGGCTCGCCCGAGCACGTCGTCCGCAATCGAGACACGCTTCTGCTTACTCGCCACGCGGCACCTCCCGGTAACGCAGGATCTGCCAGAGGACACGACGCTGGACGCGGGCCAACTCGGTCACCGTCTCCTCGGAGATCGTGGAGCCGAGCACCGCATGGGCGATCTCGTGGAGGACGGTTTCGAGACGCTGCGAGCCGGTCAGTCGAGAATCGACCAGCATCTTCGGCGGCTTTTCGTCATAGCACGTCCAGCCGTCAGCCTTGCCTGTGAGACGCGAGAAGCGCAGGAGCCACTTCTCGCCCGCGATCGTGATCGTGTGATCATCCGCCACGGCACCCGTCCTCCTGCGTCCATGGTGGATAGAGTGTCAATTCGCAGCGGCACGCCGGGCGTTGCGGATGGCACGGCGCACGAGCAGGCGACCGGCGATGTCAAGGAAGGGGAGTCCGCGAGCCTCCGCTTCCGCACGCATCACGGCGACGACCTCCTCGATGCGTTCGGGCTTCTCGCACTCGTCTGCACCCCACGCGTTCATCTCAGTTGCCTTCGCTCGGCACTGGCAGGTCGGCGTCGGCTCGATGCCGAATCGCTTCAGGAGTTTGGAGAGTTCAGTGCCGGGGCCGGATGGCAGTGGCGGCTCAATGCCGCAAGTGGCAAAGACCGGCTGACCTAGACACTTCACCTCGCGACCGCACCGAGAGCATCGCATACTGCCGCCGTCGCACGGCAACCACTCGCAGTGCATCAAGCCGCCTCCAGCGTAAACGCGACGGAGCTAATGTTGAAGGAATCGCACCCTCCCACTCCCGGTCTCCGGATGTTGGCAGTGCCGCTCAGCGGCAGCGCGCAAACACTGCCGATTGCAGTAGCAAAAAAACGCCCTGAAGCGCCGATACAGTTGCCAAAAACGGTTACATCCCCGAATCGAATGACGATCACGACATTCAGTTGGTTCGGGATAACGCGACGATCGACGCTAATTGCGAGACCGGCGCTCCCCGGGTTGAATCCGCTCTGACCGCACTCACTACATAGTGTCGCACGAGGGAAAAAACTTGCATCCCACAGCGTGCATCCAGAGTCAGGGTCACGCAGAGGAAGAATGAACGTGGACGGCACGGCAAACTCTAGGTCGCTCTCATCGAACTCGGAGTTCGCGCCAAATGACACTTGGGTAATTTGCATCGATATCTGCGATGGCACTCCGTTTCCGTTGCATTCAGTGGCGCATGATATTTGAGGACTGCAGCAAGGGCACGCCATGGCTTACACTCCAGGCTGGTAGGTCATTCCGGCCAGCGACAAGAACGAAGCCGTGTATGTCGAAAACACTATCGTCACCGTGGCGGTGACCGGAGTCTTTGTTACTGTGATCGCGCAGTTCGTGGTGTTGAGCGTCGCGGCGATGAGCATGTCGGTGACGACCGTGCGTGTCGTAATGCCGCCCGCGAAGAGGTGGCCGAAACTCTGGTTTTTCCCAACGTCCACGAGGTGCCATGCCGTACCGTCCTTGGCGATACTGCACGCGATTTCATTGTTTGCAGGAACACTGGAGAGAGGGAATGTGCGATTGAACGCGTTGACCGTCTGTCCCGTCAGCACGATCTCGACAGTTTTCGTGCTGTTCGGGCTCCACGCACCCGAGAACGTGGCGATGCGGAAGGTCTTCTGCGAGTCAGACGAGACGACTCCGAACCGCAGTGGCAAGGCGCTCCGATCTCCCGCCTCGTAGTCACGCACGACCGCCGCGATCCGCTCGGCAGAGCCCTTCGTGAACGTCACGCGCTGCGGCCGTGCCGCTTGTCCGTCCGGCCTCTGGGGCATCTCAGCCCTCGTAGATCAAGATGACGAGACGAGAGTTGGCGACCACCGCCTTCGCGCCGTAGTCGCCTGCCGCGAGTCGCATCACCGCAGCCTCGCCAGCACGCAGCGTCACGGCTTCGTAGAGCGTCGTGCCGTCCAGCCTGCCGAACGACACGGTGTGCGTACCGGTCGTCGCGAGCGACCGAGCGAAAGCGATCCCGACGCTGGAGAGCGACGCTGTCGAGATCGCCTGCGTAGCGGTCCCGAGGTTCAGCGTCAGGGCGATCATACCCGTGGTGTTCATGTCCGCAGTCACGCCGCTCGCGGCGAACGACTGCGAGAGCGCGCCCTTTGCGACTTGCCCGTTGATCGTGTAGTTCACGTCTGCCATGTCGTGCCTCAGAACGGTGGGGTGCCGAAGTAAGTAGAGAAATCAACCTCGCGAAAAACGCGACGCTCAAGAATGATCGGCAGAGAGCCTTCTGCTGCGAGGTCTCCAGACTCTGTCAGCGCGACGGGATTCGCCGACGCGATCGCCTCGCCATTCAGCTCTACGGTCGCTCGCTTCTTCTCGCTGCCTTGGATGTAGTTCAGCCCAATGTTGGGCAAAAGCAGATTCCACCCGGTCTGCCGAAACACGAGCTCAGTCGTGCCGCTCCAGTAGTTGACCTCGACGCCGTTGACGACCTCAGATTGCTTGCTCGCTGAGATACCCGCGCACTGCCACGTGTGCTTGGCACCCCAGAGATACGGACCGGCGTTGACGCAGTTCGTGACAGCCGAGGCGAGCGCCGACGGGAACGCGGCACGATTCCATGCGATCGTCGCTCGCACCTCGGCTTCGAGCGTGGTCAGTCCCTCGAAATAATCATTGGCGGCATTGACGAGCGGGCGTCGGTCGCCGTTGCCGCTGCCGTGGTAGTAGACGAGGGCAGGCACCTGGGCACCGCCGGTCGAGAACGACCACACGTCAGGACGAGCGAGAGGGTTCGGCTGAAAATCCGTCGTGCCGACCTGCGGGAGTTCGTAACTGTACGTCGCCTCGACGTGGTATCGGTCGGTCTCGGTGAACGACCCATTCGTGCAGACGAGGTACGCGTACTCTGGGTGCGTGCTGCCGTGGTAGATCCCGACCGCATCGAGCACAGCCTGCTGCGTCTCTGGCGCATCGACCGTGACGATGACCTTGCGCTGGGCCGTCGGCGACGAGCCGAACCGGTGCTCGAACGTGCGAGGGAGGATCTCGGTGGTTTGCAGGATTGCCATGAGTTAGCCGCCGAGGATCTCGACCGGATTCGCACCGATAGCGATGAGTGCCTGCTTGATCTCATCGAGCTTCCGCACTTGCTGGCGTGCCTGCTCGACGGCTGGGTCTTCACGCCCTGTCGCGAAAGCGAGAAACTGCGACGCCCCCTCTGCGGTCCGCAAGTCGTTGACGCTGAGCGCCCTCTGCGCGGGGCGGCTGAGCTCGGCAGCAATGTCGGCGCGTATTGAAATTCCCTCGGCGGCGAGGTTTTCGAGCGCCTGCCTTGCCTCGCCCCCATTGACGAGACCTCGATCGAAAGCCTCGCGGACCTTCACGAACTGGTCTCGCAGCGTCGTCACCGGCTTCAGGAGTCCTTCGTCGATGCCAAAGGCGGCGAGGTCGCGCTCTCTGGCCTGCCGCTTAGCTTCAATCGTCGCAGCCGCTGCGGTCTCCTGAGTCAGACGCAGCCGCTCCTGCGCCGCTTGGAGCGAAGCCCGATCGCCGCTCTGCTTCGCCGCCGCGACAGCCGCCTCGGCGTCAGCGAGCGACTGCGTGATGGCGAGCAAATCCTTCGACAACTGGACGCGAGACTGCTCTGCCGCCGAAACGCCAGCCGAAGCGAGTTCTTCCGTTCTCTTGCGTGCCGCATCGGACGCCTGCTGCGCCGCCTGGGCTGCCGCCTTCGTCGCCTCCTCTTCAGCCTTGCGTGCCTCGACGATCTTCTGAATCTCGACGAGAACGACTGCGGCCGACTCGGCGATCGCTTCCTGCTGACTCGCTGAATCGACGATGCCCTTCTCAACGCCTTGGATGTAGAACGTTAGCGTCTCGAACGCCTCTCCGACGGCGACGGGAACATTCGCCAGACCGCCAGCCTCTTTCGCAAGATTGCGGAACGCGGTGCTAGCCTCGTTGATGCTGTCTTGAACGAGCGTCTGCTCAGTGATCTCGGCTGGCAACTTGAAAGCCTGCGTCGCCTCGTTGCCAAACTCACGCACGGCTTGTGTTGCGTCGCGAGTGGACTGCTCGGCGATCGCGATAGCAGCGTTTGCTTTTGCGATTGCAGCCTGCGACTCCGCTCCTGCGTCGCTGGCAGACGATGCCCAGTTCAAGAGAGCCCCAGCCGCAGTGCCTGCCAGCACGACGATGAGCCCGATACCAGTGCGAGACAGGAGAGTCGTGATCGCTGCCGAAAGCGTTGCCGTGGCAGTGGCAGCCGACAGTCCCGCTAATGAATACCCAGCCAGCGCACCGGCAGCAGCCAGAGCACCGACAGCAGCGCCTTGAAGGTTTTTGGCGATGAAAGAAAGTGAGCTCGCAATCGCCGGAAACACAGTCGCCGCCAGCGGAGCCGTCGATTGATAGACCGACAGGAATGCCTCGCCGAACGCTGAAACAACCTGGGACGCACCGCCGAGGAGAGATGTGATCGACGTGGCGATCTGTCGCACGTCGAGGGATGCGATGAAGGTGGCGGCGTTCTCCGCTGCGTCAACCAGCGCGGGGGCAAGCTCCGCAACTACGCGAGCCGTGAAGGCACGAAACGTAGCCGATACCTTTCCGAGCGAGTCGTCGAGCGTAGCGAGGCTTCTCACCTGCGGCTCGCCGAGGACGAGACCGAGACGCACCGCCTCGCCCCGCATGTCCGCAAGAAAACCTGCTCCCTCTGCAAACACAGGCACAAGTTCGGCACCAGCCTTGCCGAACACGCTGACCGCAGCCGCCGCCTGCTGCGCTGGGTTTGGGAGTTTCGCGATCGCTGCCGCTACCGCCTCGAACGCCGCCTCTGGGCTCAGTTGCGTCAACTGATCGACCGACAGCCCAAGGTCCGCGAATGACTTCGCGGTAGCCTTGTTGCCCGTCTGCGCCTCGCCCAGATTGATGCCGAGCTTCTGGACGCTGCGACCAAACGTCTCGACGCTGACGCCGCTTTGCTCGGCGGCGAACTGATACGCCTGAAGTGCCTGCGTGCTAGCGCCCGTGCGCTTGCTCAGGTCGTCCACGCCTGCGATCGCTGCGGCAGAACCGGAGACAATCGCCGAGAGCGACCTTGTCGCCGCCGTGATGGACGACACGAATACGCGGGAAATCTCGATCGTCTTCAGAACGCCCAGGTCGGCGGAAGCCTTGCGTCCAGCCTGGGCCATGCCTTGCAGCTTCGCTGACACATCGCGAGCCGCTGACGCGAGTTGCGTCGTGTTCGCGCTGATCTGCATCGCGAGCGCAAGATCGGTAGCCATGCTATCCTTCCAAGTCTGCCTTCATCTTCGCGATCGTCGCGTGAATCTGAGTCCAGTGCTGCGGCGTACTTGTGTCGATTGGAATGAACTGCTCCGGGCTCGGCGTTTTCTTTGTGTGCGGAGCGAGCTCGCACGTGGCGAGCATTGCCATCTGCATCCAACTGTCGTTGAGCGGGCGAAACCATCGCGAGTACGCGATCCACGTCGAGAACTCTCGCGAGTCCATCTGGTCGATTTCAGCGAGCGTTTTCCCGAGATGCCCAGCCAGACGCAGCTTGAACAGCAGCGAGGGCCGGGCGTTTATTCCCCCGCGAGTTTGCGAATCTCCTCCTCGGTCATGGCGTTGTGCTTCATCGCGGCCGTCCATACCTTGTGGACGTGATCCGAAGGCAACTGCTTTATCGCCTCTATTCCATCGCCGCCTGGGTACAGGAGCTTCCCCTTTTCGTCGCACAGCGTTCGAGACACGAGCTCGCTGCGAAAGTCAGGGAATATCTTGCCGCCGTGCTCGATCACCAGCACTTCGTAGGCGTCGCGATCTCCGACGCTCATCACCCGCACGAAGCACTCGCCGCCGAACGCCTCGACGGGGGCAATACGCGCCGAAGAAGATTCGATCTGCTCTCGCGTCAGTGCCATTTCAGTTGTCCAAAAGGGTGAACTCAGCGGTGTACCGAGCCACGCCGTTGACTTCAGCGGCAGCGGACACCGAGTCCAATACTGCCTTCTGAGTCAAGTTCACGCCGCCACCCGTGATCGTGATGGTGTCACGGTTGCCGACGAGCGAGATGCTCGGGACGGTGCCGAACGCAGTCACCGAGACGCTGCCGGGATTCGGGTTGAAGTTCGCAGACCGGCCGACGTTCTCGCCGCCGTATGTCCACGAAAGACCGGAGATCTCGGTGAACGTCACGCTGCCCCACGTCGCCGAGATGCCCGTCGAGTACGTCGCCACTGCGGGAACCTCCCCGCGTCAGCGAGCCACGCGGAACGTGGCCGAACCACGGATCACATCGTTCGTCGCGAGGGTGACCGACGAGCTCGACACGGTCGCCGACTTCGAGAGCGTGATGCCGCCCGTGATCGCGAGCGTGCCCGTCGTGGCGTCGTTGATGACCGTGTTGCCGAGATACTCGATCGTCACCTCGCGGCCCGTGTCGGTCGCGGAGCCCTTCAGCGGGCGGTCCATCGTGGCGACCTGAGCTCCGGTCGTGAGCCCGAGATGCGACACGTCGATCGTGTCGCCAGCCGCCACGTCGTTGAGGTTGTACGTGATCTGGGTGACCGTGTAGGTCACACCAGCGAAGGAGAAGTTCGTGCCGGACGAATCATGCGGCGTGCTGTATGACATGCGTCACTCTCTCCACCAAATGTCGTAGGACTGCGTGACCGAATACGAAGGCGGCTGGTCGGAGCCTGCCAGCGTGACGAAGTCATCGACCTCGTTTTCGAGGCTGACCTGCTCCACAACCGTATTGTCCACCGTGCCGCCGTACCCATCCAGAGTGCGACGCATGGCATCAGCCGCCTCGCGGGCCTGGTTGTAGGTCGCCGCCACGACCGTGTAGTCCACGGAAACCCGTGGCACGCCGTGAGGCGAGCCGAGCGTCTGGGTCCGCTCGATGCCGGTGCGCCTCCACGTGACGAACGGCAGGGCAGACGAGGCTGGGGCGAGCAGAGGGTAGATCCGCGTGCCGACGACGCTGGTTACGGCGGTGGCCGTCACCAGAACATCGAGCAGCACTTTTTCCGGGGACTTGTAGCTCATCTCCTACCTCGTCCGAAGCCGCGACTCTTCACGCCGGTAGCCAAGTCCTTGAGAGCATTTTCAAGCCGCACCGCCATCTGAAGTTCAAGAGTTTTCCGAACCTCGGGCAGCGAGCGAGCCCATGCGGTCTTGACTGGCGCAATCCCTCGCTTTCCGCCGACCGGCATCTTGCCGAGCTCAACCTTCTGGCCTCGCTTGGCGACCTTGAAGAATGACTTCGGAAACGGCTTCGTCCGAATCTTTCCGGCGTTCTTACCTCGCTTGGTCGTCAAGACCTGGAACTTGCCCTGACGATCTACGGTCTTGCTCCAGTAGGTCGATGCGTACCTGCCCTTGGCCGTTCGACGCTTTGTGCCGAACTCAACGAACCCTTGATGGAAGCCCCTCGCTTTCTGGCCAGCGCCGGTCGCCGCTTGGTAGCCCACGAGAGAGACGGCGTTTCCGCTTTTGTATCGCTTCACCTTCGTGGCGATCGACCGCTTGAGGTTGCCGGTCGGGCCTCTGGGAGTGAGTTGACGCAACTTCGCGAGTGCGGGCCTCGATGCAGACCGCAGGGCGGCGCCGAGGTAGCGTGCCGAGATGTTCTTCGGAAGCCTGCTAAAAGCCGCTCGCAGGACGGCGAGCTCCTGTGTGTCGAACTCGACCTTGACGCGAGTGTCTGCCATTACGTCCGCTCCTCGCAGATGCACTCGTGCTCGCTGCGGTTGTTGTGTTCGAGGAGCGACACGATGTCGAGCGTCCTTCCGCGCCACGCGAACCGCATCTGCTGCGTGAGTCCCGGGATGTATCTGGTTCTCACGCGGTGCGTGACGGTCACCTCCTGCTGATTCGCAGCCAGCGCCTCGCGGGCCGACACGCCCTCGACGCTTGCCCACACGGCCGTCGAGTCGCTCCACGTCAGTACCGTCTCGCCGATGGCGTTCGTCGCCCCGGTGGCGATCTGCACAGTCACCCGCTCGCGGAGTTTGCCGGGATCAATCACGTGTACGATCCCCACTTCACACTGTCGAGCAACGCCTTCACGCCGAACGGCATCTCGGAAAGCGACACGGCGTCGGCCGCCATGCGGCGCTCATACCACTGCCCGACGAGCATGAGGATTGCCGCCTTGACGCGGGGCGACACCTTGCTGCCGTCGTCGCCACGGCCACCCCACCACGTCACCGTGACGCTGCCGTAGTCGAGCAGATGGCTCGGCCACGATCCGGCGTAGAGCGTTCGCAGCGTGCCAGGCTTCGCGTCCCGATCGACGCGGTACTCGGTCGTCGAGAGCGTCGCCGTGTTGCCCGCCTCGCTCGCGGTGTAGACGATCGAGACCGCCGTGCGTCCGGTGGTCTGCGACATTGGCGGGCGGGGCAACTCGATGACCGCCGGGAACGCATCGAGCCGCATCACGTACTGCGTGTCCACCAGCGTCTCGTCCATGTACGTCTCGCAGTACTCGCGGGCCGCAGAGATGAGCGCAGCGATGTAGGCGTCGTCGGTATTGTGATCGACGCGAATGTGAGCCTTGGCGTCGGCGACGCTCACCGGCTCGACGACCGGCTGCGTGGCGACCTTCAGTGATCGGTATCGCTTGCCGTCATTCATGGCGTCGCCCCTTACGTCGTGGCGTCACGTCTGCTCGCTCCGCGACCGGCTCCACCGCTGCCGTCTCGATCAGCGATTGCTGCGTCTCCCGTTTCGCGTAGCCCCACGCGAAGAGCCTCGCGGCAAAGGACTCGTCCACCTCGACGAGCTCGCCCGCCTTGTAGGCACCGTATGCACGATTCATCCGTACTCTGATTGTCGTCATTCGCCGACCCTCCATGCAGTTTCTGGCGGTCGCTTCGTCCGCTGCCAGTTCGTCGTGTGCTGGAACACCGGACCGGAGAAATCCTTGCTCGGCCACGAGATCACATACTCGCCGTGACCGATCACGACGCGAGGCGTGATGAATAGGCGGTTGCCCGACTTCTTGAACTGCGACCAGAACCACAGATCATCATCGACCCGCCCGTCGCCCCAGCCGCCTTCGGCGTCTGGCTTCGAGTGAAACCACGGCTTGAGCGTTCGCCGCAGCGCCCTGGTGGAGATGATCGTGCAGCCGAAGTGCGCCGTATCGACCTGCTGCACCGGCTCGGCAAACCACGACAGCGGCAGTTCGGTTTTGCCGTCGGCGGGCGGGGCGTCCATCGTGTCGAGGAGCGTGAGCATCGGACGACCGTCCTCGCGTTTCGCCTGGATCGGGGCGAGAGCGTCGCACTGGCACGTCATCGCCAGAGCGAAGAGCCGCTCGACATCGGACTGTGTGACGAACGTGTCGTAGTCCAGCGTGATGATGTACTCGGTCTTATCCGAGAACATCTCAAGCATCCGGGTGAGGGCCATCGACCAGTAGGCACCCTGCCCGAGCGTCGGGCGAATGTGCAGCGGCATGAGGCTCTCGATGAACGCGAAGACGTTCGTCAAGGGTCCAAACCTCGGGGCCGACAGCACCGCCTCGGCACGCACTTCGACCGACGTATCGCCGACTTGAACGATCACGCGTCACCCTCCAAAGCGAAACGGCGGGCGGCTCGTCGCCACCCGCCGCTCACTGTGTCGGTCGTGTCAAGCCGGATCAGCCGCTGACCGTGGCGTTGACGTTCTTCGACGAGGCGCTGACCGGGCCGTCGTTGCCCTTGCCGAGCCGGGCGACCGTGTAGACGGTGCCGGTCGTGTAGGGAGTCGCGGTCAACTTCAAGTACCGCTTTTTCCCACGGCAATCCACGTCCATCCGCACGACCACGTCGCCAGCGGTGGCGGTCGGCGTGGGCAGCGTGAAGCCGCCGGTGCCGCCACCGACGAACGCCGTCACGTCGCTGTAGTCCGAGTTGTTGTCGGACTCGCTGAGCTTCAGCACCGTGAAGGACGCCTGCGAGGTGAAACCCGCGTTCGTCCACGGCTCCTGGGCAACGTCGAGCGACACGTACTCGTAGCCGAGACGGTCGATCACCAGCGTGTGGGTCTGCGCCGCCGTCAGGTTCTCGGTGTGGCCGACGACGGACTTCGTGGCTTCGAGATGGTTCACTGTTCAGATCTCCTCGGAGGGTTGAAAGTCAGTCGCCGTATCAGCCGAACTTGAGAGCCACGACCGGGCCAGCCTTGCTCGTTGAGCCCACGTCATGCACGACGATCGCGTTGCGGGTCGTGGCGAACGTGAGGGTCTGGTCGTACTCGATGTACCGCTCGGACGCCGTGCGGATCTGGATCGCCCGACGCTCGCCGTAGACGGCGGCCTGCGAGAGGTCGCCGAAGAGGCAGGCCACCTCGCCGCTGCTGTCGTCGAGGCTGGAGTGCATCGCCGAGACGAGCACGACAGGGTATCCGAGGAACCGCTCACCGAACCCGGCGGCCACGTCGCTGGACGAGTTGCCGCCAGGGCCGCTCGCACCACCGGGGAGCATCGCGAGCCTGAGCATCGCAGCGCCCCAGCCGGACGGGGAGATGTAGAACCGGGCGTTCCGCCGAGCATAGGTGGGCAGCTTCGCCACCATGTCGGTGAAGTTTTTCATGGTCAGTTCGCCGTAGGTGTCCTCGGTGCCGTTGGTCGTGGTGACGACCGACGCCGAGTGAGCAGCCTTGACGATCTTCTTCGTGATGCTGACCACGCCGTGGTAGGTGCTCTCGCCGTCGGCAGGACCGAACGCCGAATTATCGACGGCCTCGGCGAACGCTTGAGCCGTCTCGACGGCCATGAGGTCGGCGAGGTCGATGACCGAGTCTTCGAGCAGCGAGTTCGGGACGCGATTCGCCACGCCCCAGATCTTCGCGACGAGCTCGACGTTGTCGAACGTCACGTCGCTCGCGAGAACCTCGGCGTTCTCACCGACCGGACGGGCGGCGAGCCCACCGGTGCGACGGGCGATGTTGAGGGTGTCGCTCGACATCGGCACCCGGCGAGCGTACTGCGGGAACACGCCGTACTCCTCGACGAGCCGGATGATCTCGTTGCTGAGCTCGGGGCTGGTCAGCACACCACCGAGCGAGTTGACGCCGCCCGCCTGGGCGCGGCTCTCGACGCCGTGATCGACGCACCACCGACGAGCCTCGGCGTCGCCGAACACGTAGCCCCTCAGGTGCATGCCAGCGCGGTACGCTGACTCGGCGCTGCGGAACGCCTTGAGCGGTCCGTGGCTAACGGGGATCGCGGGGACGGTTCGCTTCTCCACGGGAGCCTCCTCGGCAGCAGCCTTCTCGATCGCCTTGGCGGGAGCACCACGCTCCAGCACGGCACGCAGTTCGAGGTTCTTCGCCTCGATGGCACGCAGCAGCTCGATCTGGCTGCGGAGCTTGTCGGCACGCTCGGACAGCGAGCGAAGCGACGACTCCTCCTCCGCGTCCATCGCGGGGGCGTCGCCCTCGGCGGGAGCCTCGGACATCGCTTCCATCTCGGCGACGACCTGGGCGAGCTCGTCGAGAAGCTGCTTGATCTTGTCCACGGTGCGATCTCCTTGGTCGGGATGCGGCGGCGCTCACGCCACCTATCCACGAACCTACGGAGCCAGACAGGCACCCATCCAGTTCGACGCCGGGTTTTTTACTATGAAGTAAAAGCCCGACGACGCACGTGCTCGGAATGCACGACGTGCTTGTCTGTGTGCCCGCAGCGGGGGCAGCGCAGGTAGCGAGTCTGGTACTCGCCTCTCGCCTGACTCGACGCGACGTTGAGGCGAGCGGCTTTGCACCGCTCGCACGTGTCGCCGGACTTAGCGGCCATGCTTGGTCAGGTACTCGCGGAGTTCTCGGGCGCGGGTCGCCGCAGCCATGCGGCGATGAGCCTCGGCGTCACGCTGACGGCGAAACGCATCGTAGGAGCGCTGGGCGATCGTCACGTCAGCATCCGGGTATGCCGGGAAGCAGACTGGTCCCAAATCGATCAGAGAATCCACCCTCTGGATCGTCCGCACACTGCGGCCATCTTCGACCGCCCACGAGTCGCCGCCGCTCGGCACGGTGAACGAGAACGACGAGCCCTTGACGATGCCCGCACGGATGTTGCTCGCGATGTCCCGCCCGTACGTCGTGTCAGGCACGGGGAACTCATACCGCAGCCCCACCTCGTCCACGCTCATCGACAGCGTGCCGGGATAGCGGGCCAGCGGGAAGTTGGCGTCGTGATTCCAGAGGGCGCGAGTCTCCAGCGGCCGCCGCCGCCCGCGACGCTCGGCGACGATACCGAACGCACCTGGGTCGATCCGCTCGACGAAGTCACCGAGGTCGAGCGACAAGACGCCGAACTTCGCGGCGTAGCCGACGATGTACTCGCGCTCGCTGCCGTCATCCTCGCTGCGGCTCTCGACCGCGAGCAGCGGGACCGCCGATTCAACCTCGTCAATCGCGAGGGAACGTCGCTCGATGTTCATCGTCGTGCTCCTGTCGTTCTCGTCCGCTGCCTCGATCTGCCGCGTCAACTTGCTCGCCCACGCCTGCCCCGGATCGCCGCCCCAGAGAGCCCATGCGATCCGGCCCGCGCTCGGGAAGCCGTCCTGCCCCGGACTCCATCCCTCGCCCTGCTTGTCCACTTCGTGCCGGGCGAAGTAGCTCGCCATCCGCTTCGCCGTGTCGGGCGAGATGTTCGTCCCGTTGCTCAGGTCGCGTGCTCGGGCAACGCCGACTGCCGTGCCGCCTCGGCCGTACTCGTCGCGCCATGCCAGCCCTCGGGCCGCCTCTTCCCGCACGCCCGACGGCGGCGAGAAGTCGATGTGGTCATACCTAGCCACGCTTCCGCCTCCGTGGCTTCGCCCGTGGCTCCTCCGCAGGCGGCGGCTCGGGCAGCGCGTCGATCTTCGTGAGCGTCGAGACCTTGTGTCCGACCTGCGTCTCGGTTGCCCGCCACCCGCCGCTGACCTCTTCGTAGACCGTGATCAGCGCCGCCGGGTCGTCCTCGGTTGCGTCGATCGTGAAGTCGGTGCCGGGGATGTCGAGCGTGCCGTAGTCCATCACATGGTCGATCCGCCCACGGGCGCGACCGCCAGACGAGCCCCACGAGACGAAGTCGCCCTCGGCGACGGTGCCGGGCTCGGCACGCTCTTCGAGCGACCTCGCGGGGGCGTCTTCGACGACCGGCACTTGCTGCGGCTGCGCATCCGCTGCTACTGCCGGTTGACGCTCGACCACCCCTGCGAGGATCGCGTCGATCTGTGCGGGCGGGATGCTCGGGAATGACGCAGCGATCATTGCCGCAGCGCCCTCGCGGGTGACGAGACCATCGGAGATCGCCTGCACGATCGCGATGAGCCCGGTGATCTGGGCACCGTTGAGCGAGACCTCGGCGACCTGGGGCGTGGCGTCCGGTGCGGGTTCGTCTTCCGGTGAAGCGGCTTCGGCAACCGGCTCCTCGACGACGATCTCTTCGACGACTGGCGTCGGCTCGGGCTCGGCCGCAGCCTTGTCGAGCGTGGTCATGTTGAGTTGCACGAACCGCACGTCGCCGCCATCGACGGGGTTGAGGTTCTCCAGCGCCCGGATCTCGTTGACGCTCAGAACGCCGAGGTTCCAGAGCGTGTTGTAGTAGGCACCACGCCCCGCAGCGTCTGCCCGCAGCGAGCCGCGAGTGTCGAACTCCGCGAAGAGCGTGTCGTCGGTGATGAGGTCGCGACCAACCGCAAGCTCGATGCGACGCAGCCACGGCATCAGCCCGTTCGTCACGAAATCGAGCGACTGCTGTTCGATGTTCGAGAACGACGACCGCGTCAGGTCGCCCACGAGATGCGGCGGCACGCCGTAGATGCGGCAGATTTCCTCGACGGCGAAGCGGCGGGTCTCCAGAAACTGCGACTCCTGCATGTTCCCGCCGCCGAGCTCGATCGGCTTGAGCCCGCCTTGGAGCACCGCCGTGCGGTGACTTCGCTCGCTGCCACGGTGCATCCGCTCCCAGCCGTTGCGAAGCGCCTCGGCCGCCTCGGCTGAGATCGTGCTATCGGTAGACAGAACCACACCGGGCCGGGCACCGTTGCCGAAGTACGACGCGCCGTGAATCTCGCACGCACGGGCCAGCCCGATCGCGTCGCGGGCGAGCTCGACCGGCACCATGCCGTTGACGCCGTCGTCGGACAGCCACCGCAGGTGCATGATCGCGTCCTGCGAGTAGATCGTCTCGGTGCCGCGATCCTCTCGGTAGCGGTAACGCAGTCGCCCATTCTCGATCCGCTCGACCTGCATCCGGCTCGGGTGCAGCACGATCAACTGCGTGGCAGGACCGGCACCGGCGATCTCGACGAACGCCTGCCCGTGCGTGAGCAGGTGGAGCATGATCTGCTCTCGCCACTCGTAGCTCGTCTGCCAGCCGTTCGGACGCTCGTGGAGGATGCGGTACAGCGGCACCTCGCGGGCGATTTCCTTGCCGCCGTTGGGCAACCGCCGGTAGAGATGCAACGGGAGCCCGGCCACGCTGGACGAGAGCACGCGAACGCACGCGAGGACGACCGTCGAGCGGAGCGCGGTCTCGGGGTCGATCCGCACGCCCGACGGATTGCGGTTGCCGCCGTAGCCGCCCGACTCGTAGTCCCAGTTGCGAGACTCGTACTCTGAGGTCGGAAGCCAGAGGATGCGGTCTGAGGGTGCAATCATAGGAAAAGCATCGAGGGTTCTGGTGTGCTGTCAGGCGGCTTTTGCGCTGCGTGACATCCGATTCCCATCACGAGTGCCACGACGCCGTCGATTCGGTCGGAGCTTCCATGCGGCGGCTTGATCGGCTTAATGTTTCCGGCGGCATCCACCTTGACGCTGGCGTTGCTTGCCATCCACGACAGCACCGGATTGCCGCCGTGCCTGAGCTTGCCGGAAACAATGAGCCCTTCGAGTTGCTTCGACGGGCTGGACATCGAACCGAAGCCCTGCCCGAAACCTACCACCTCGATCCCGTCCCCTTGCAGTTGCAGGGAGAGTTGCGTCGCGTTCCAGCGGTCGATCGCGATCTGCCGCACGTTGTATTTTTTGGCGAACTCGTTGATGTCGCGGCGGATCACGTCGTAGTCGGTGACGTTGCCGTCGGTCATGACGAGCCCGGTGTCGGGGTCTTTGGCCCAGGTGATGTACGGCACGCGGTCGCGCTTTTCGCGGTCGAGTGCGTTGACGCCGGGAATCCAAAAACGGCACAGCACGTCAAACGTGCCGTCTGGTTCCGGAAACACCGCGACGAACGCCGACGTGTCGTACGTCGTTGCGAGGTCGAGGCCGCACCAACACTCGCGGCCGTCAAGCGGAGCAGGGGGGGCGGATGCGCACGCGTCCCAGGTCTCCATCTTGATCCACCGCGTATCTTGCTGCGTCCACTGGTTGAGCCGGTATCTGCGGAACGAGTTTTCCTTGGTGCTGGAGAGTTGGGCCTCCCGGCAGTCGGCGGCGAAGTCGTCCGGTTTGATCGTCACCCCCCACGACGGATTCGCCTTCGGCCACGTGTCCTCGCTCGTCCACTCGTCGTTCTCCTCGGCCTCGTATATGCACGGAAAGAACGTCGGATCGTGTGTCCAATCTCGCAGCACCGCCTTGGCGTAGGCGTACTGTTCCCAGCAGATCGAGTTGCGGTCGTAGCCTGCCGTCGTGATCGACACGATGAGTGGCTGCTCGCGTGCCGCACCGCCATACCGCAGAGCATCCCAGAGCCGCCGGTCACGCTGGGCGTGGAGCTCGTCGAAGAGGAGCCCGTGGATATTGAGACCCTCGGCCCGGAACGCGTCGGCAGACAGAACTCGGTAGAACGACGACGCGTTGCGGTAAGCGATCGTGCGGCGGGAGTCGATGACTTCCAGCACGCGGGAGAGCTTGGGCGACGCCCGCACCATGCTCGCCGCTTCGCGGAACACGATCGACGCCTGCTCGCGATCGGCACCGCACCCGAAGATTTCGGCCCCGGCTTCGCCGTCGAAGGCGAGAAGGTACAGGCCGATACCAGCAAGCAGCGTGGACTTGCCCTGCTTCTTTGCGGTCGAGATGTACGCCATCCGGTAGCGGCGTGTGTTGTCGTCGAGCCGCTTCCAGC